ATGTCTGGACTGATCAATCCACATGCGGCCCCGGAAGAAGCAGCCTATGCGCTGCTGATTGAGCTCGTTCGCGCCCAGCGCGTGCCGCAATATGAAGGCGAAATTTCCGGCCTGCTGGCGATGTACGACGAAGCCGTTAAACACTTTAAAGAGAAAGAGACCGAGCGTTAGGCGTGGACATCGTGGTGCGAGAAAAGTGTGACGCCTGCGGAAGCCGCGCAGGCGTTGGCTGGATAGCGGCTTGGGTCATCAGCTGCCGCGGTAGGTAGAGTATCCGTACTGACTGAGCAGCAGCGGGATATGCAGTTTTTGATTTTGCTTTGTGACATTGAAAATAACCGGAATCACCGGGAAGAACGTATTCATATTTTGGCTTTTAAAATAGTCACCGGTTTTAAACGTCACTTTATACACCCCCGGCTCCATATTCTCCGCCTGCGGATAGAGCGATTTAATCCGCCCATCGGCATCCGTTTTACCGGTGGCGATATGCTGCCAGCTCTCCCCCTGCTGTTTATCCAGCTCAATCTGCACCCCCGGTGAAGGGAGCCCGGTTTGCTGATTAAGAATGTGTACGCTGAGCGTCCCCTCTGGCGCCGCCAGCGCGCTGAAGCTGAGCAGAGAAATTACGGAGGCGATAACTAATTTCATAATCGTGACCTTATTGGGCAAGTGAAAGTGCCCTAACTATAGTCAGCGCGGCGGGGAAAAAAATTAAACTTTTTGTTATCAGATTGCGGTTATTTGGCGGGGAACGGTACAACTGGGTGTACTCTGAAACAGGCCGCAAGCGGCCTCCTGCACAGAGAAGTCGGCTAACAGATATGGTTTGCGAAGCCACTTTTCATCTTGAAAAGTAGATTTTTTCCGGATAGCGGGTAACGAACGTCCGGGACCTACCGCTGATATTTATACCGTTAGACGCTCGTTGTCAGAAGAGGGATTGATTGTATATAGACTTTGGATAAATGTTTGGCCAGGATGGGAGCATAGCTTGTCACTGATGCACTCAATTTTACAAGGAATAACCCGATGCCATTACCCGAACGTCTGCAACCAGCCAAAGTAAACCGCCAGAAACTGAAACAGCTAGCGGACATGGCCGAAGAGATACTGGCGCAAATTGATAACGGGGCTAAGGAAGAGGATGCCGGGTTGAAAATGTTGATAAATGACTGGAATAGCCAGGTTATTAACCCGTATGCATTCTCTGATTTCCGGGATTTCTCTTCATGGACCAGTGCAAAAGACTTCACCCGGATGGCGTTTAATCAAGAAAAATACGTGGCGGATTTATCCTGGGATGAGCTGATTCAGATCATCCAGTTTGTGTGTCAGGCCGAAGGTAAGGAATCTGAACAAAGCTACGCGCTGGGACTGCTTGAGAAAAACTTTGATGCCAATCCATCCGACCTCATCTACTGGCCTAATGAATGGTTTCAGGATAAAGACATGCTTCATGTCGATTTAACGCCTGAAGAAATCGCCGGATACCTGATGGCAAAATCTGGCCGGCGGCTAAGCGATGCGCCGCAAATCGAGCTGAAGTATCCTATCCCTTCAAATATTTAAGGTGTATTATCCTGCCCGCAAAATGTGAGTACGGGCCCTGCTCCAGTGAGGAGTCTACCAGGTATATAGCCTGCGGATATTCAACGTAATGCGCGACTATTATGAATAATTCAGAGTAACGAACCATGCATAATTTGCGTTATGTCCGACGCCCTTCAGAAGCCAGCGATAGTGTAAGTATCACTGCAAAAAGCAGGGCGAGGCTAAACGTTGTCTTGCAATAGGTAGACCAGGCGATCAACTACTGATGAATCCGTTTAACGCTCCGCCAGGCGCCAACTCAATGAATGCCAAGTCATCGACAGCATGCACATCTTTGCTGATGAGTTACCACTTAATAACCCCCTGAGTGCTATCCAGGATTGATAGCGGAAATTAGAGGATAAAAGTACATAGCTGCAAAGGTGTTCGAGTTAGTCGGTTACGTCGTGCCCATGAACCTATTTTCGGGTAATCTGGATGTTGCTATTACCGCGGATGCGGAAAGTATTTCTCCATTTTCACGAACTCTGGTTCAACCCATTTAGGCCCCTTCACTACTTGACCATTCTCACCAGTCATCAAAATTCCGGCCTGATATAATCGGTCAAACGACTCGATTAATTCCGCATTTGTGATGTGCTCTGTTCGCCCCCTGATGATTAATGGGTCTAATCTGTACAAAGGAATCTTGTACGCAAGCGCGGTTAGCAGGTCATCAATAGACTCATCACGAAGCATTGCCTTAAATCTTTCAAGTTCAATATCTGACATATGAAATCAGGCTCCTGTTCTTTCAATATAACGAACGAGTATTCATATATTACCCAAGCCTTAATATTTTTGAGGAGGGCTCCTGACAGCAACTGTATCCTACCACAGCCGCCATGCTTAGCGCTCGCTGATTATCGGTCTGAAAACATGATGCGGGTAATGAAGTGCCCCTGCTGTTACGTGTCGTTGGCTGACAATAATGCATTCCAGCTCACGCGCATCAAACGGTGATAAAGGCCACCGCCATCAGACAGCTTATAGGGTTTGTCCTTAGTTTTAGATATATCGACCTGGCGGGCTGCGAGCTTCACCTGGGGTATCTCCTTTCATTGAACAGGAATCTCCCTCCACATGAATGTGGATTTCAATGAATCATAGAAGACATTGAGGTAATGGAATATTTGAAAATGCCGCGTATATACTGGGTTGAGTAGACTTCAGAGGACGCTAAGAGAAGTGAGTATGGCACGCCCTACAGGATTCGAACCTGTGACCTACGGCTTAGAAGAAAGTAGAGCGTTAAATAACTCACTGTAATCACACATGTTTACCGCGTTCGCATCCGGTTTTGTGTCGTTTCGTGTCGTTTGAATACATCCCTGTCTTTATCGTGCATTCCTGTCACGCCACATCTACGACACAGCAGCCTCGAGCTGACAGCAACTAAACAACCGCATTGTCCTGGCGCACATCGCAGATAGTAAACGTCACGACTCCGGCGACAGTAACATCATCCAGTGCTTCCCCCTCGATACTTTCCCTTTCCGAAGTGACAAGCGACCTCCCCATGATTTTTGCAAACTGCAGTTTGCCAATAATGTAAAAATTAACTTTTCTTTCAGTGTATTAAGTAACACTCAGATCCCACAACATCAATCCACATTGACAAAATACAAAAATATGCTCATAACAATAGCGTACCGTGATGAGAGTAGTCTGGTTTATTATATATAGTTAACACTTAAGGAATGACATGGAAAATCATATAATTATTTACCCAGAAATGTATCTGGATCATAATAAAAAATCAGTGCAACTCACCGCTAACCTATCACCACGAACCTTAATGATTTCGGCTTTGTATTGGGATAAAATTTTAACGCCTAACAATAACTTTTATTATGCGGCATACGAGGTTGTGGAGGAATTTAGAGAGTTAAACAAAGCCGGATTTATTTTAATGGACATCCTTGAAATAAATGGTGGTGGGTATGTTAGTGATATAATTTATAAAGAAAACAAAAAATATGTATTTGAAAAGCTAAACAGCAAAAAATCTAACACCACAATAAATGATGCGTATGGATTGTTTTCCAATGACAAAGAAAATACCTTACCAGATCACGGCGAAATAGTTAACTTAATAAATGCAATACCAGAGCCATCAGTATCAACAAATATACATGACATACTTGAGTTCAGGCTTAAGCGTGGCGATGAATTAAAAAACCTCATGATAAAGCTTAATGAGTTTGAATTGAGAATAATGAAGGCAGAAAACAAAGAAATGGAATTCAAAATGATCGTTAATGAACTAGATAGAGCTTGTTATGATATAATAAAGCTATACAAAGAAAGCAAAATAAAATTTAATTTATCAAATGTAAAGTTTAATTTCTCAATTAAGGAAGTAATGAAATTTGCAGGCTCAGCATATGGAGGAGCTATTGCAATAGGACTTGGGGAAACTACCGCATTACTAACAGCCATGGCTGCCGGAGCAGCGGCTACATTAGAGATAAATGCTGACATATCTTACAAGAAAATAGATAAAACCTGTCCTTTTAATTACATAGGAATGATGAGCAAGAAGCTATCATGATCATTTAATTAAAACCATTAATTCAAGGTGGGCTACTATCATTAAGTACACCTTGAGTGTTTAGCTCAATTATTTTAAATAAATGAGATCAGTAACTCCATTTTTAATTTTTTAACTTAACACTTTCATCTAAATTTATATGTAATCTTTAATGAATATAAAACAGATAAAACGACCGACGCCAGCGCACCTAACCCCCAGCCATAAAAATACGTAACAGCAACTGCCACAAGCATCATATAAAGCTGAGCTCCTGATGCCCGACGTTTGACCACTTGAACTCTCATTTAGATCACCTGCGAAAAGGCCATCCCTGGCCGTTATCCTGTCCCGTTTTTACGAGGACATACTGGCTTCAATAGCTGCCAGGCGTTTTTCAATATCCTGCTGTTTTGCGATGGTTGCCCTGCTGATCCAGAAGAGCAGTTCCTCCTTACGGAATGCGTAGACGCTTCCGGCCTCCCGCGCTTCCTGGATAACATTGCTTCCCGCCGCTCTGATGAGGGTGCGCGTTTCCGGTACCGCCTCAACAACCACGTTACCTTCTTCGTCCAGTTCAGCTGGGGTGCCGGGGTTTACCTCCCACTCGTCATCCCACGTCTCAATAATCGCATCCTGTGCATCCCACTCGTCATAGCAGAACGCGGAATATTCCCGCCAGTCAAGACCGTACTTATCCATCACGGCAATCGCCGCCTGAACAGTCGGCCCGGAGTGCAGGCGGGCGCCATCTCCTTCCACCATGTATTTTTCCAGCCACTGCCAGACGCCGGGGAGCTGTCCGATTTCATAATAGGCGTCGGTTTCCGCCGGCGTGTCTGCCCGTGGGCGGGTTTTATGCGTCTCGTCTGACGTCCCGATAACGCTATTCGATGCAAAAACCTGCGACCAGCGGCCGGATGGGTGCCAAGCGAATAGGTGCCGTCAGCATTCGGGTAGGTATTCCCGTTTACTGACAGGTTTCCGCCGGTTTCCAGGCTCATTACCGTCGTAGACGTGGCAACAATCCTTTGCGTGTAGGCGGTTCCACCATTGACGTAGAACTCCAGCGCTTTAGCTCCGGATGCGCCACCATAGCCAATAGCTGAAGAGTATGTAGACCTGTGGGCGTTTGCTACTGACACTCCGTTGACAGTCACTGACGTCGCGGTAACAGCATTGAAGTTGCGGTCATTATAGAACGTGTACGGCGGAATTTGCGCCTGGTCGATGGTCAGAGTGTCACCCACCGCACCGATGGTTCCCTGTACCAGATATCGCGGAGATAATGTACCGTCACTGTTCATCAAGCGCTTAATCAACCGAACCTGACCGGTAACACCTGTTGATGAACCACCGGTGATATACAGCGGTATACCAACAGCTACGTACGGCAGATATGCAGCAGGCACTGTGATGATAGTCGTCGCATTGCTGTTGACAGTTGTCACTGTTGCGCTGAATGCAACTTTGAAAGCAGCTTCAAGCGTGCAGCCACCTGTCACCATTTTCCGATCCAGCGTATATCCAGGGGTCAGCGTCGGGGAGATGACGTAACCGCTTTGCGTACGCCGCACATGCGACCACGGCCCGATAATATCACCTGGTGAAAAAATCCCACCACCGATAGAAAATCCCGCCCCTACTATATTGGTAGCTGTGCTGAGAACGCTGGTTGCAGCTGATTCAGGAACGTAATTTCCGCAACCATTAGGGAATACAGGTATACCACCCGTGTAAGCTTCTATTGCTTTAACAACGATCGGCGTGCTTCCATCAGATGGAACGTCAAAATAAATACCGCAGTTCCGCTGATAGCTAAACAGACCATCCCAGGCTGTAAGCCGTTTGTTTGTTATTTTTAACAACTTATACCCGTTATTAAAATCAACCCACAATTCAGCCTGTGCTTTGTAAAGAGCCGTATCTGTATTAACTGAGCTTTCCTGCCCTGCCGCTGTTATCCATGCGTAAACTCTTTGGGGGTCAAAGTTGCCGCTCAGGTCTTTAATCCAGATCCCTATCTCTGATTTTATAGACGGGTTGGCCCACAGGGCCATTGCTGGACCAGCATTTATCGCAAACCCATACGGGTTAAACATTTCCTTTGCATAAGGCCGATCACGCCAGGAATCCCAGTCAGTGCCCACACCTACATACCAGTTATAAGGCCCAAATTTATTATCATAACCCCCGTGATGAAATGCACCCCAGTCGCGTACCGGACTATTGAATGACAGTCCCGACAGGCCGTTTGGCGTATCGTAATGATAGAAACCGTCCGGGTATATCGAGTTACCACCATCATCCGTTGTCGGGAAACAGCCGCCTTCAAACCGAAGCATACAGTAGTTTCTGGCGTCATCTTTATAGGTACTTAAACAATCAAGATGTAGGCTAAACAGTCGGCTTGCCTTGCCGTTAAAGCCCCAGCGCGAAACAGTGTAGAAGTTGTAAGTCCATTCGGTGTAAACACCGCTGAATACATGGTTTTGTGCAGTCCCATATACTGTTCCAAGACGCCCGTTGTAGTCTTTTGCTGCTGCGGGACCCCAATAACCCCCGGAAACGTGCATAGCAGTTCCGGTACATACCGCTATGTATTCCGGGATAGTTCCATCAACGTTTCCGGACTGCCACCATGCCCTGCGGTTGATGATTTCGCAGTTGGTTAAGGTGGTCCAGTCACAAGCGTTGCGGTAAACCCCGCGTCTCCCTGACTCATACTTACAGTTGTCTTCTTTGACACGGTTAAAATTTCCGGCTCGTGTGGGGACGCCCGATGAGTTCACCATGAAGTCAGTTATGTATTTATAATCTAACTCATTATTATCAAACGCATGACCCTGCTGATTGAAGTAAGTCGCCTCAATCTGACTGGGCATTGCAACACGATCCCAGTTAAAATCTTTAACGCACAGCCCTGAAACGATTTCGCCTTCGGGGTTGAGAGTCATGTTGCCTACGCCACCCGTACATGCGCTGGCTGTTTTCGTTATATCATGGTCGCCGATTAGAATGATATCCTGCAGCTTAAAATCCTGCAGGCTGAGCGACCCCCAATATAAATTTGAATTTACGGCATCCCATTTCTCTTTTATTTCGTTATAGCCATGACTAAAGCCATCAATCCTTACTCCAGTTGCAGAGAATTTAGTTGATGGCCCGGCACAAAGAATTAACCTTACGCTATTTCCGTTTACACAAACACCAGATGCTTTCTTGAAATACGTCTTCCCGAAACGCGTCCTTAAAGATGGGAAATTTATTTTAAGCCTTCTTCCTCCCGTATAACTTGCTTCATTATTGGATGTATACACTGCCGGAGGAAGCAGAGAAATTATGCCGTTATAGACCTCCGCTGCACATACATAATTATCAGTTGAATCATCCTTACACTGTGCATAAGTATAGGGTTTTAATCCGTTAGCCAGCACATTGATAACCCCGCTGGAGATATCTAACGAATATTCAACACCGTTTTTATTGTATATTTTTGCAGTTGAAGGAATGTGCTTACCTGCGTTACCGGTGATGGTCACCCCTGTCGCCAGCCAGGTACCCGCCCCCCCATCATTCACACCGTAAAAACCGCGAACATAAATCGCTGAGGCATCCTCTTCACTGAGCATCAGTGCGGCTGCAGAAGGAAGCCATTTACCGAGCTGATACTGTACCTGCTGGCGTATATCATTATCGCCGATCGGGACCAGCTTATCCTTGTCATTGGCCCAGGATTCCGCGCTGGTTCCTGTGGTCGTGAAGCCAACAGGAGTGGAAGCAGCAAGACGATATGCCACGCCATTATAGACTGTTACCTGACTACGATTAAAGAATGTCACTGGGCCATCTATGTAATCATTGAGCCACGAATATCCGGAAGAAGTTAGCAGATCGATAAATTCATCTTTCTGGTCCTCCATCTGGTCATCCCATGCATTTTTCTGTTCAAGCATGGCTGTAGTGAACATTTGCGCCTGCTGATGGAGCTGGTAGTCAAATGCGATTTCCTGCGCAGAAATCATGGCCTGAAATGTCTCGGACCGGTACGATTGGTCGGAGTTAAACTTATTATTTCTCCCGGTATTAGTCAGGCGCTTTACACCAAGGCGATCAGTGTAATATTCGCCAGAACCGGTTACTTCCTCATCAAGCTTCGCGCCTGCAAATACCGCATTGCGGATATCGGTACTAGGTACCGGAACCTGTGTCGGTGTCGGGAGTGGAACTTCTGCCATTGTGCATGTCGCCCTATGTATAAGGCGCACGAACCCCTCAGAAATTAATCTGATGTTGTGCGCGAAGGTTGGTAATTACTGCTCTGTGTTACGGATAAATCGAGTCTGAATACTCAGTCAGGGATAGCGTTTGAGTATCGTCACCATTTGGCTTGGCGCTATCGACGCGCCAGATTGTGGAGTTCAGTTCCGAGTCGGTAGCGATGAAATACCGGCTGGAGTTTTGCACATTTACTCGGTCATAAATGTTCAAATCGAAGGTATCGGCTGCAGCCTGGAATGCCTTGGCATTGCCGTTTACCGGATAGGCCCGCCAGCGCCCGCGGTAATTGCCGAGGCTGTCGGTCATCACCACCCACATATCGCCGAGGGAAAAGTCGATACGCTCTGACGTCGTGAACACATCCCCGGAGCGCCCGGTGATGTATCCAGTCTGCTGCGCGTTGTCGTACATGTCCGGACACTGAACCACCGTACCTCGCACCACCTGCGTCGACTCCAGCACTTTCACCGTCATGGTCAGGCGTGAGTAGAGAATTTTTCTCGCCTCAAGCCAGGCCCGGTCTATCGCCTGAGTGGCGTTTCGGCAGCCGTCCAGGCTGATCTGCATCGCATTAACCGTGGCGTCCTCAACCTCAGTGATCCCGCCGCTGTCGATCTGAAGGTAGATGTACGCCTTTTTGTTCGTCAACGGGTCTACGTAGTCCAGCGCCACGCCGTCGTAACCGCCGGGGAGAGACATTTGCCAGGCGACTTTGTACTCGTCCCAGAACATGTTTGAGCGCGCAAAAACCGCGTCTGGATTTGTCACTTTCTCATCACGCCAGAACGTCAGCACATCGCCGATGTTATTGCCGTCAACGCGGGCCACATTGGCGATCGTCGCTATTTTCTCACCCAGCGACTGCTTCTCATCCGAGAAGGTGTAATCGAAATACCCAAGCTGGGCATCCGGCAGCGAATCGGCAATGGCATACAGAGCGGCGACGTCAATACTGGCCACGTCCTGCTTACCCACAACCACCCATTCGTGAAGGATAGCGTCGGCAAACGAGCGACTCGGCCGCAGCGTATAATCGACCGCGCCGGTTGTCCGGTCGTAGCTGATGGTATGCCGCTGCGCCAGCATGTTGTACTTCTGCTCGCGGTTGCTGTTGCTGTCGTTCGAGCCTTTGATCGTGATGCGGGCAATCGTGTCTTCCGGATACACGACGTTTTCGCGCACGTTCACTGCGTGGATCGCCATCAGCGTCACGACGTTGGCGTCATTGCTGTTGTCGAGGCGCTCGATGGTCACCGCATAGCGCCCCGCCCCGGCAGACGGAACGAACTTATGCGTTGTGCGGAAATACCGGGTCGTCACCTGGAAGTCGTTATCGAAGAAATAATCGTGCTGCTCGGATGTCCCCGGAACCTGATTGTTGTCGTCATCGACCTGCCAGAACTTGATCCGGTATTGCGTTGTGCCGGCCGTCGCGCCGAGCTGAACCAGCACATGCACCCAGACCTGCGTCGAGACGATCGGCGACACTGACGGTCCGATAACCAGAGGGGTCTGGTCGTTCAGCGTGAACAGCGTCGGGTTGATAACTGCATTGCCCGGCAGAGACGTAATTTCTCCCGATAGTTCGCCAATATAGAACGTCGTGTACGAAAGCGTATCGTCGCCGATAAAGCTCTCCGAGGAGATGATATTCCCGGCGCCGGTGACATTCCGTGTGACACTTGTCCCGCCTTCGCTCCAGGTAGCATTAATGACGAATGACACGGGATGAGGTACCGCCAGCGCGGCGAAGTATGCAAAGTTGTCATCGTTCGACAGCACAACAGCCTTGAGCTGATTACTCTCGATCGCCACCGATGTCGGCGCCGTCGTGGTAGCGGTTTGGGCCGGGAAGTCCTGGCTTTCGTTCAGTCCGGGGACAGTTTCGTTATCGACATCATCGAACTGATAGCCGACTTCAATCGTGCCGATCACGTCACCAGGGTTATAAATAGCGGAACTGGCGCCAGCCAGGCTGCCGAGGTTCGATTCCGAGTAGCGGATCGACGATATGGTGTACCGGCCGTAACCCACCTCGAACCATTCAGTAAGCTGTTTGTTATTGTCGACGAACTCAAACAGTGCTTCCTGAATCAGGTCAGGAAAGACGCGGCACTGGCCGTAAATGTTAGGGCGCCCCTTGTAGAGTCGCGCGCGGTTCGTCTGGCCGGTTAAGTCGTTGTTGGGGGATTCGCCTGTCGCCACCGATACCGACGCACTAGGCTTATTTGACAGTCCGAACACCTTCAGCGCGCCGGAGAGGATTTTCGTGACCGGACGCAATATCGTGGTGATGAGTTTGCCAACCCCGCCCTCTGGCTGGTCGAACACAGCCACCACGTCGCCAGATCGCAGTGGCCGGCTGATGTCGTAATCGTCCGGCAGTGCTCTGCCATTCAGTTTCACGATAACATCGCGGTGCAGCTGCAGAGAATCCAGCAGGCTCACCAGTGTGGTGCCGGCATCTACCGTTCCCCGCTGCAGCGGCGCGCCAGGCAGCCTCTGTAACTCATATCGCACCATGCACCATGTACTCCACTTTGCTATAAACCTTCAGTAATGCCAGCGGGCTATCGCAGCGCACAAAACCAAACTCCCCGCGGGCGTGCAGGCATTTCACCGGGCTGATCATCACACCGATATGCGCCGGCACGTCGCCTCGGTAAAAAACCGCGATGCAGCCGATGGCGGCAACCGGCACACGCCGCCAGTGCGCGTGCTCCTGTTCGTAGCAGGTGATGAAATCCGCGCCCGATTCGTAGCCGGCGATGTGATGCAGCTCCAGGCCGAGCACATGCCGGTAATAGAGAACCACCAGGCCCCAGCAGTCCATCTGCTCAAAACTGCAGGCGCGATTAGCCCAGGGCTTGCCGTTAACAAGCCCGATAAAGTCGCTCTGTGTCATACGGTGATCAGTCCGGGATAGTCTTTCGTGGTGTAAATGATGGAGTTGGCCAACGTCAGCGGATTGGTCTTACCGGCGGTCACAGTGACGTTGCTGGCATCGGCTGAAATGTCGTTCACGTAAAGCGTCCAGTCTTTCAGGGATGATGCATCACCAATCGCATTCCACTGCTGATACAGGCATTGTATCGGCGTCATGCGCGCCGCCCCGCGCCAGCTTTTCAGTGTCTGCCTGACATGTTCCGTGGCGGCGACAAACGTTATGGTCATTGATATGACCGCCGTCCCGTCCTGTGCCGGCTCGGTCACGCTGAACCGCGCAGGCTCGAATGAGTTGCCGCCAAACGTCGCCGGGCGGAACAGGTTATTGACTACCCTGTAATAACCAAACGCAGGATGGTAAAACTCCACCGTCTGTTTGATATCACTGGCCGGCCTGCGCTCTTTCCATTCTCGTAAAGTCGGCATCAGTCTGCCCTCGGCATCACTTCGGTTATCAGATAATCCAGCCAGTATCCATAGCCAGGCTGGGCCTCAACGATCCAGTCGTCGTAGTCCTCAGTTATGTCATCGATACCGTTGCTGATGACCGTTGCGGTCCAGGTGACAATGTTACCGTTTTTGCTGGTCTGTACCGGCATGTCGACGAAATGCAGCGTCTGCTGCTGCACGCCCTGCGTATCACCCAGGTCGATCGGCATCTGGAACCAGGCGCGCCCGCGGTCGCAGTATGTCGGCGAGCGCAGCCACGACTTAAATCGCTCAGCCTGTGCCAGCGTGAAAATCCACTGCAGCGTCCAGGTTGCTTTGAGGTCCGTGGTGATCGGCGTGATTATCAATGGACCGACTGCCGTCTGCGTCGTCTGCCAGGCTGTATCCTGCGTCATGTTCTGATCGGCACGCTGGGGAAGCGGCAGGAACGGAGGGTATTGAACTGTTGCCACGTTTCCTCCGGGCATAAAAAATGCCGCGGCTGCGGCACTGATCTTTTATCAGGATGTTACTAAATGTGTCTCGCTGATACTGTGTATTTTTCACACACAGCAAGAGAGGTCATATGTCTTACACGCACAGCAGGGATTACATGGAGGGAGGATCAATAGTTTCCGTTCAGTGCTCCCACCAAATCAACGTCCTTGTTATGGATGACGCTGCTTATAACCGATATAAGCGAGGTGAAAGTTGCAAGGTCTACGGAGGATTCTATAAACAATTTCCCGCCAACATTGCAGTGCCGCACTCCGGTAACTGGAATGTCGTTCTGGCTCTCCCTGCCGGGCATCGCGCTACATACAGATATTCAATCAACGTAATCAGGCAATAGCATCTGCCCTTTCGCCTGGAATAAAGCCTCCTCAAGGGCGGCAATGATTTTCTGCTGTGTGCCGTCCTTCAAGTAGCCCAACGACGCCACCCCCTCCTGTTTATCGCTGTCGCGGTACCAGATAACCTCGCCATTCACTTCGATTGCTACTTTCATTATGTTCACCCATTAAAAAACCCGCCGGAGCGGGTTTGGTTTAGTAAGCACCTTGCGCTTTGCGGCTTAGTCCAAATGTCTGCTGCATCTGAGAGGATATGGGGCCGCCTCTTTCCATGTCGGTGATCAGCAAATCCACCACTGCGCTACCGTCCTGCATATAGCCGTCGGCACTCTGTACGGTGGCACCGGTAGACTGGTTGATGACGTTCACCTGCACGCTGATCCCTCCTCCTGACTGCATATCCTTATTGCTGATGACCTTCCCGTTATCGCCGGGGATCATGTACTGCTTGCCGGTGCTGGCCTGGTAAATCTCTGGCTTACCTTTCTCGCCGACCTGATACAGGCCGCCGGCTGATACCGGTCCGCCGTTGTAGCGAGCGCCGGCTATTGAAAGGGCCTGCGCCATGCCAACTGTTGAAGCTATTCCTGCCTGAGCGGGGATAGCGTTAGCGCCAGCCGTGGCAAGGGAGGTCATTGCAGCAGCCGGAGCCATGGATGCGGCTATTAGTTGCCCTTGCGCAATAGCCATTCCAGAAGCGGCGGTCATTCCAGCCTGCCCCATAATTACAGACTTCAACCACTCAACTCCCATCTGGACAAAGGAGTTGATAACGCTGTTTAGGACAGTTGATCCGAGTGAGCTCATGGCTTCGCTGACAGACATACTGCCAGTGAGTATGCCAGTGAGGGCATTAGAGGCGTTTCCTGCAAATGAATCAAATGCCGCAGCAGCTACCTCATATCCTGCGTTTTGTTGCCTCCATATCTCCCACTGCGCCGCTATGCGCTGTTGCTCGTACTGAGTGTTAGCGGCATTCATCAGTTCAAGACCGCGCTGGGTTATCTGCCCCTTCTGCGTTTCGAACTGCTGGATGAGAGCCAACTCCTGAGCATGCTGATTAGCCAGCTGTTGGACGGGGTCAATCTGCCCCCGAGCTTCCTGCATGGGGCTTACAGTTTGCTGAGCGCGTATCTTAGCCAGATTAACCTGGTGCTGAGCCTCCAGTTGCTCACTGGTCTGATTGTACTGCTGCTGAGTGATTTTTTTGGCGGCCAGTGCAGTTTGCAGATCTTTAACATCCTGCTGGTAAGACGCATTCTCTCTGGCTTCAGGGAGCGGTTTTTCTGCCGCAGCCTGGGCTTTGAGGGCATTAGCCGTATCCCATATTTCTCCACGGTATTTACCGGCAAGGGCAATTTGCTCTTGGGTGGCTCCCTTACCTAGTGATTGCTGAGCCTGTAATACTGCCTGCTCCCGGCTTAACTCCTGCGTTGAGCCAGCAGCGAGCTCTGATTGCTGGCGCAGATTTTCAAGTTTTTGGTTTACCGATTCCTGCTGGTTAGCAAGTTTCTTAGCCTCAGATTCCGCTTCCTTGGTGGCCTTTTTGTTATTTTGCTGCGCTTGTTGAGCATCGAATTCAGCTGCTGCTCTGTCACGAGCAAGGTTAACATCCGCCTCTGATCCACCGAGTTTCCTAATGTCCTGCTCAGCCCTTAATTGCGCTCGCTTCCTGTCATTAAGCTCGCTCTGAAGTGTTACCTGATCCTGTAGCTTATCCAGATACTCCTGCACATCTTTCGGGCGTTCAACCATGAGGCTGCTGGAGTTGAATTTGTCTTTTGCCTTGGCCGCAAAATTAATCATATCTCCCAACTTGCTCATCATGCCGGCAGCAATTCCCGCTTCCTGCCCATCCCTGCGCAGCAAATCGATACCTTGCTTCATCGTTCCGTTTAGCGTAGCGCGGCCAATGTTAATGGCGTTTTGGGTCTGACTCAGTCTGTTCTGGGCCTTCTCCAGCTCAAGGGTAGCTATAGCTAGGTTATCCTGTGCGCCGCTAAGCGCCTCGGCAGCCTGCCGCCCTCTCGTTGTATTCGTACCCCAGTTTGCAATTTCTCGCTGCTGTCGCTGGACAGCCGATGTCGCGTCATTGAATTCCTTTTGTGCGTCTGATACCGCGTCACTTAATTCAGGCAGGCTTTGGCTTAGCTTTCCTATCGTTGCCGCCAGCTCTGTATGCGACATCGTCTGGAATTTTGAGCTCAGATCGTTAACGCTATCTGCAAGGGCATTAGCGTCATTCCTGGCCTCTTTTGCGCGCTGTGAAAAGTAAAGGATTGCACTAGCAGCAAGCATTGCCGCTCCGGCAGGCCCACCAATTAACCCGAGAGCCCTGCTAGCCAGGCTGGCACCAGATGAGAGAGCCATTTGAGCAGCCCTGTTTGCCGCCAGTGCTCGATTATAATTATCAACCGCACCGGCAGCCGCAACCCTGGCAACGGACAAGCGCTGTTCAGCTGCCGCAGCGTTGGTTTCGCTGATAGCAGTAAGGCGCATCATTTCTGCGAGCCTTATCTCATCTAAGGCCCGTTGTTTTGCGACCGCTGCAGCCCTGAGGTCTGCCGCTGCTTTATTCGCGGAAGCCTGAGCTGCTAATGATTCTTCTGCTGAAAGCGTGCGTGATGCGGCAGCTGCTTTGATTTTAGCCGCAGTAGCCATAGTTAAGGCGCCGACATACCGACTCCCAAGAATAGCCGCGGCACCAGTCAGCAACGCGCTCAGTCCGCCAATATTCTCACTGATGGTGACCACTGCATCACTGAAAATTGCCGCGCCTGTTTTAACCGTAGAATTTTCACCGAAGAACTTAGTGATGTTATTGCCAGCAACCTGAAGAGCCTGGCTGATAGTCGTAGTGGTGTTGGCAAATTCAGCACCGATTAAACTCCCCTGGGAAAGCAGACCGTTAACCACAACATCTGTCGTTAGCTTGCCCTGTGCCGCCATGTTGCGCATCTGGCCGATGCTGACCCCCATAGAGTCAGCAAGGGCTACGATAAGGCGGTTACCCTGCTCGTTTACAGAGTTGAATTCCTCGCCGCGTAAAGCTCCAGAAGCAAGGCCCTGAGATAGCTGAATAATCGCGTTCTCGGCCTCTTGCGCCGTGGCACCTGATACAACGAACCCTTGGTTTATAATTGTGGTTAACTTCGCCAGATCATCTGCGCTGGTCCCGTACTGCCTGGTTGCCCTTTCTAGTCTTGCGTAGAGGGATGCCGTTGCATCTAAACTACTGCGAGTTTGCTGAGTAATGTTGAAAACCCGCTCGGTTACATCGGCAAGTTGTTCTGACGGGCGAATAGAGTTTGATAATTTATTGTTAACAGTAGCCCACGCATCAGCGTATTCAGCCACCTGCTGAACTGACAATGCCGCGGTGAGCGCAACCGCTACACGTGACAAGCTCGACATCGAACGCTCTGTGGTATCAATGGAGCGTGATGTTTTATCAAATCCCCGTTCCATCAGATCAAGGCGCTGGTTAACGCGCTGCTGAGCGGTAAGTAGCCCGCGCACATCCATTTCAATGTCGTAATAAATACCGCCAGCGTTCTCAGCCATTTCCTTTTCTCCGGGCAATAAAAAACCCCGCCGAAGCGAGGTTTTGGGGTTGAGTTTTGTTATATTAGCCCAGCTTTTCTTCGGGCCTCTTCGAGATACTCATCATCTGTTTTTTCGGGACCGAGGTCTAAAGGCTGCTGCCTTTGCCACTCTTTTAATTTGCCGCTAAGTGCATAAATGATTTTGTCGAAGTTTTTCTGATGCCTGTGTGCACCTGTCACGTTAACGCCTAACTTCAGGGCGGAGTCTATACCGACGACGCATGAGTTTTCGCCGTCGGAATTCACCACAATAGACACATTTTCACCCCATGAGAAAAGTGAAATTCCAGCACTTACGGAAACTCGGCGAAGTGTGTCATCCTTCTGTTTAATCGTCATCCCGACTTCTGGAATAGCCTCTAAAAGTTTTTCAAAGGCAACGTCAGCCGGAAATGGAAAAATTTGCTGCGTAGATTGACTGGCAAAGCTCATATCCCTATCCCCCTCAGTAAAAGTAAGAAAATCGTAGCAAACCAAACATCTTTAGTCTGCCCATCCTTCCGCCTTTTTCTTTTTAAGGAGAGCATCCAGGCCGGCTGCGTCCTTCTGCTTCTTGAGGATCGTCGCGTATTGTCTGTAACCATGATGTCCAGGAGCAAAGAATTGCCCATTATCGTACATGCCAGGATTTTTCTTCATGGCAGACATAGCTAATGGGGCAAGGGCTATTTGCTGTTGGCAGTAATGAATTGCCTTCTCGAGGTTCTTGCCAGAATCGCGCAGTTTATAGTGCTTCTTAATTTTCTCTTGAAGGTCAAAGTGGATCTTTAAAATCACATCTTCAGGCAGCCCACGAAGACCTTCGAGCCACTCTTCTTCTGTCATATCCCTATCCCACTGGTTAGTTTTGGACAGATTAGCAGGGATGGGAGGGAACGACAAAACCACCTGATCGTTTATCAGGATGTTCGGCGGCGCGCTTTCAGAGTAGGTTGGAGCGTAAATCCGAAACAAGGAATCAACATGGATAAGTTTGACCGCACAATCCAGCGAGAGCTACTCCAACGTCTTTGCGACATTTACCCAGAATCTGCCGATAGTAGCTTCTCAAAGGATTTTTCAGAAAAATTTGGAGGCATTAATATCTTTACTGCCAACTTACTTTATCTTGCTGGTCACGGACTCATTGAGATAAGACTTAGCAATGAAATAGGCCGACGACTGCCATCTGTAATGGACTCTTTCACGAAAATCACCAGCAAAGGCATAGATTTCATTCGCGATGACGGCGGTTTGGGCGCAATCCTGAACGTACAGACCATTAAGCTCCACCGGGAGGCGGTGATCGTCCTCGAAGACCTGATCGCCATTTCAAACATGAACGACGAACAGAAGGAAAAAGCCAAGTCGACTCTCGGCGAAATGTCGACGGAAGCCATTAAAACCGTGGTACAGGCAGCAACAACCGCCGGGATATCAGTGCTTCTTGGAAAGTGAGCAGGAACAATAAGACACAAACCCGCCGCATGGCGGGCACTGATCAAATGTCAGGATTTCAGATTGTTTCTTCCAGAGTTAGTCTCTTGACGGTTCATGCCACGTGTCCACTCTGCAATATCGTCATCATAAAACAGAAGCTCAGTATCTTTGTTAAGCAGTGATGACAGTGCGGCCTGAGCAAAAATGCTGAAATTTCTTAACCTTGCCCCCCATGTCTCATAGGTGATTTTAATGGACAAAGCCCCTTTGAAGTTGCAGTTCCCTTCGGATATTTCTGCTGCCTTTTGCGCCACTCTCAAAGAAAACGACATAAAGTACACTCCCAAATTAGAACGAAGATATGAATTCAGAACTGGTGATATGGGTTTTATCGTCAACTCTACCGATTTGAAAGAAATTGCAATAGCGTTGATAGAATCCAAAGCCTTCTGGGGGTGTTTGGGTAGCGCGATATGGGCATTCACCAAGCGAAACTCCCGTAAAACCATTTTTGTTGAGAAAGACGGCTATAAATTTAAGGCTACCGGGATGTCTCAGGAGGAATTAGCAAAATCTCTTGAAAATGCGAAAAGCCTCATAGTTACAGCTAAGAATAATGATGACCGTATAAGCTAGGGCTACTTTTGCTCTTCGAAGCGCCAGACGCACAAAGAGGTAATCCGCAGTCATGTTTTCTCACGCGCCATCATCGCCTGCCAGCGGCGATCGTCTTCGCCCATGACCGTGTCGTACTCTTCGCGCGTGAAGCCGTTCTGACTTGGGTATTTGGCATTAATCATCATGGCGAACTCTGTCATCGTGAGGTTCTCGGCCTCTTCCCGGCTTATGCCGAAATGGTTGCGCGCCGCCATGATGTAGTCGGCGGCGCGGAATTCTGCGGTTGTCTCGTTAGTTTCGTAACGCTGCAGCTTGCGCACCTTCGCTTTGCCGATGATGCCGTGCATCATCAGGTTTTGCGCGACGATAACCATGTTCTCCGGCGGCATGCTGCCCGGGCGCCAGACAAAGCCACGCTTACGGGTCTTTCCCGGCTTCATCCAGCCAACCAGAGCTCCGATATCGTCGTCGCAGCACGCTGTCAGTACCGCGTGTGCTGCCATGATGGCTTTGCGGGTCAGTAGCCCACTCTGGATATAGCGCAGCACACAATCCGGAAGCCGGCTGTACTCGTCGCGGATATAGGCCTGAGCGGCGCGCTGTATCAACGGAGTAGCCTCATCGTTGCACAGGTCATAGAACGTTTGAACGATTTCGGCAGGCTCACCGATGCGCGCCATGTTGCGGAATGACGGTCGGAAAAAGAATTCCCGGTCATCGGTACCGATAAGGCATTCGCCTAATTCTTTAATGGGGGTCATAGTCGCTCCATAAACAGTATCAAGGGCGCAGAATGCCCTTTGTACTATTCACGATGTTGTTAGCTGATCGTGACCGTGCATGCCACTGAGGTGATTTTGACTGGCGTCGCTGCAGAGTCAGTAACTTCGCAGGTATATACGCCTGCATCACCGGAAACTGAGCTGGCCTTGTTGAAGGTCGCCGTTGTTTGCCCGCTGACAACCGTGCCGTCTTTCTTCCAGACGTAGGTGTAAGGCGAAGTGCCACCCTCAACCACGACCGACATAGTCAGAGCCGATCCGGCCGCCACGCTTTTGGTCGTTGGCAGGTTGGTGGTAAACGCCAGCGCCGGCGGAGCGACCTCAAATACCACGGTGTCTGCATCAGCAACTTTCCACTCGCCGGAGAAGGTCGAAATATCCGAGGTGCCGAAATCACCAGACCAGGAGGTGGTGTTGAAGTACCCCATGATATAAGTGCCAGCGTCTTCACCAGTGAAGTCGAAGCGGACCCAGACTGTCGGCTGACGGCCGGCCTGCACTTCATCGAAAATATATTTCGAGATGGCAATAGCGCCGACTTCCGTCGTCTTGTCTTTCTTGCGGAACTCACCTTCTCCTGAGATGGTGAAGTCCATATTGTTGACCAGGTTCTCAACCAGCCCCTTTGTATCGTCAGCCTCAGAGGAGACGGTATTCATGGAGTAGTCGAAGCCCTTGGTAGTCATGGCGCCGAGTCGCTTCCATTCGGAAAGCGCAGGAACCGTATCAGCACAGCCAAAAGCCATGCGGAGCACGGCCACCTTACCAATCAGCTTGCCGGTGTCATTAGCGCAGCCTTGCATGTATGCCTCTCAATTAAAAAAGGCCGCCATATGGCAGCCTGATGGGTGATTCTGACGATTATTCGCCGTATGTGCAGGAGACGAGCAGCCGGGTTACTAACCGGCCCTCTTCGGTGGGGATCGGCGCCGGTACATTACCGACAAGCCGCAGCGCGCCAACGCAATCATCGGCGCCGGATTGCGCGCTGATGTACTCGACAATGGCGTTTACCGCGGCGTCAGCAGCATCGGGGTTCGCCTTCGAGGAGATCACATCAACCATCACATACCAGTCGCCGCCAAGGTCGAAGGTGATATCGGTGCCGCCGGAAGGCCTGAACACAATGAACTGGTCCGTGTCTTTCCCGGTATCGCGCCATTGCCGCCACTGGACCTTAAACCCCGCGGTAAGCCCCTCAGCCACAAACAGGTCTTTGAGGCGCATATACATCGGAGGGGTCATAGCGAAAGCTCCTTCTTCACCACCGCGTCAATCTGGCTGCGGGTATCTTCGAAGCCCTTCGTTAAGAACTCCTTACGGGCCGTTGCTCGCGTGAAGTTCTGTTTCACTGCCGGGTCGTGAACATAAACCGCGTAGTTGGCCGAATAACCAACGCGCCCGGTTACCCTGGTGCCGTTAGCCATGATTTCGCGGAACTGGCTGTTGATAAGCGTCGACGTATCGATCGGGGTGTAAAGCGCAGCCTGCGCACTGCCAATAAGCATCGCAGACTGGATTGCTCGCACGACTTTACGCCCCTGGACGTCTTTGATGATGCGATCGAGGTTGGCCTTCGCCTGGCGGATGCCGCGAACTTTAGCGCCCATAATCAGACTCCTGTCAAAATCGCATAGTCATCTGCCAGTCGCTCGAACGTGTCGGCGTAGCGGATTACCTGCCGTATCTCGTCGGCATCATCTGGAGGGGCTGCGGCTGCAGATGCACCAATGAGGATATAGTCACCATCCCGCGCCGTTGCGTACTCGGTCCATATCGTGTTTTTAACCACGATCTCCCGGCCGAGGTCACCGATTTTTGCAGAGAGGCCCCCCTGGTAGTCGCAGAGGATAGCGATAGGCGCTTCCCACCCGTACGGCTGACCTCCGCCGTCGGTATCGCTACCGTCAGCATCGCGTATGCGCCGCCAGATTGTCGCCGTTGCCGTGTATGACCAATTAGCTACCGAAGACATCAGTCATCCCTCCATCGCAGCACGGCGGCGCCTGTGGCGCGTATGCGGTCGCAGTTGATGAACCACTCTCCGTCGCTTTTCACGTACGCCGTCGTTTGCTCGCCGGTATCGGTGATCACCCACACCCGGGTAAACGTCCGCGGAAGCCGTTGCTGAACTGAAACCCACGCCATTAGCAGCCCCCGACCACCATAAACAGGCCCACACTGTTCCCGGCGCTGATCGGTAGTTCACTGGTGCAGCCGCTGGTATCCAGTTTCGCTAGCGAGTCACGCAGCCAGGTGATGCCATCGTCACCGTAATCGAACGAGCGCGACGCTCCTGATGGCGCCCCCTGCGATTTAATTCGCCGGGCACCGGAAGACGTCGCCATGAGCGCTGCGGCATACATCAGGATGAGCTTTGCCGAACAGTCGTCATAACCCGCACCATCGAGGCACGGGATAATCTTGTTCACCACGCAGAGAATCGGATCGAGCAGAGCGGTCGGGATGGAGTAACCCAATTCACCGAGGAACGCCTGCACGTCTGCCGCTGTGATTGGGTCAGCCATGGTTATTTCGCCTTCTTCGATTTGCTGGCAGATTCTTCCTGCTGCTCTGCCTGCTCTGCCTGCTCTGCCTGCTCTGCCTGCTCTGCCTGCTCTGCCTGCTCTGCCTGCTCTGCAGCATCATTGCCAGGTGTAGCCACTTCCAGTGTCTGGTCGTCATCACTGATGATTTCAACCAGACCGGCGGCCACCCAGCGCTTAGCGACATCGCCGCTTACCGAAACCTGAGCACCAACCTCCAGTTTCTGGAGATTGGCACCGGAGAAAAGGTTATCGCTAATCACTTTTACCAGTGCCATTTACCGCCCCTTAGCTGTGTGCGTAGATGACTGATTTTTTGCTGTTGATGTCAGTCTTAACCATCAGACCAGCAGCGCCCCAGGTACGCCAGATGTAATCGCTGTTGTAGAACGGACGCGGATCGGCAACGGTGCCGAAAGCCTGGCCTACAATCGGAGCAATCACGCCAGCGGTAAGCGGGACAATCAGGATCTGGTTACCGGTCAGCTGAGCGTCTTCTTTAATCGCGGCAATGCCGGACAGTTTCAGAAGCTCTTGCAGGATGGTGTCAGACTGATAGTTGTCGCTGAAGTAGCGCTCAAGGTTGGAAATGATGGCGCTCGACACGTACCAGGTCTGCTCGGCGTACTGATTGTTGGTCAGTTTGAGCGTGTCGCGCAGCTTAATTGCTGCGTTACGGATCTGCTCAGCAGTGGCGGATGCGCTGGTGAAGTCGATATTCAGTCCAGATGCGCCCAGGTCAACCATCGCCACACGCTCGTCGTTCTTCAGACCCTTCCAGGTCTTATCGTCGAACTTGATGTAGTTACCTTCCGCGTCGCGATAGCCGTTGTAGATGTAATCCACATACTGGCGGCGCACTTCGTTGGTTGACTCAAACTGAGCGTCAGAGATGATGTCGAACGCATCCGGGTTGTTCAGGCGAGGCTCACGCCAGTGGAACTTGAAGCCGGTATCGTGCACCGGAACCATAGTACCGTCGTACTGGTACTGCACAGCATCCAGCGCAGCGCCGATCTGGCCTGACATGGAGGTGTGAGCCCACATGCGGCCGCCAGACTTGGCGTATTCATACACCGTCTGATTGATGCGCACCGAACGTGACAGAGGCATCAGGTCGTTGAACAGCGTGAACTCAGTGTTCGGCTGGAATTGACGCAGCACGGTCTGGTCAAAGGCCTTGTACAGGTCAGCAGGTGAGCGAACAGCGTTGATGCCGTTGAGATGGTTAACAGCATTAAGGCGGTCGGCAATCTCCTGCATAACGTTGACGCCCTGATGGTTCAGCGCGGCATTACGCTCCATAGTCAGCATACCGAACTGGTATTGGTTCACGGCCAGGTTGCCGGTCTTTTCGCCCAGCGATTTAGAATAAACAAGCATTCAGTGACTCCTTACTTGATCACTACGCGAATGAGATCGCCAGCAGCGGCGGTAATTGAGCGCTCTTCGTCGCAATAGCAGCGATCGTTTTCACCGGTGGCCCACTTCTTAACCTGGCCGTTTACGATTGAAAGAGCGTCGCCTTTTTTGTAAGTACCGGCGGCTGCGCGCACGTTCAGGAACATGCCAGGCAGCGGATGGATGCCAACCAGCAGATCATCTACAGCAAAAGTGTCATCCACTGTTTTGCAGCGCAGATAATCGAAGTCAGCGACATAGATAATCGCTGTCTCGCTACCATCTACCGACACCTTGAAGACGCCAGCATCGAAGAAGCCCAGGGTGCCGGGCTTGACCGCAGTGGCGCGGCCTTCACGGTTGAGCAGCGGATTAGGGAATACGCCACCGGCGTGAATTACATGTTTTCCGTCTTTAGCCATTTTTTACTCCGGCATTTCGCTAACTGATTGGGTATTGGTAGCCTGGCGGAAAGCGCCATTCAGGCCGGTTGAAGTCTGGCATTGAGCAAACAGCTCTTTCAGAGGCTCGCCGTCCAGAGCGTTTACAGCGATATCGGTCATGCCAAATTTGGCTTTTACCGCTGCGCGCATGTTGCTCTTCTCGGTTTCCGAGTTCGCGTTGATCTTGCTGTTAAGCGCCAAAACCTGATCGGTCAGAGCTTTTGCCCAGGAGGGCATATCTTCATTGTTGGCGGCCTGCTCCGTCTTTTTGGGCGCGCCGGTAGCCGGGTCGATTTCTTCATCGCCCTTTTTCTTGGCGGTGACCTCTTCGGCCTTCATCTGGTTGTAAGCGTCCATCAGTTCGGCATCGGACTTGCCTTCAGTCGGCTTACCCGCGGCTTGGAGCGCATTGATAATCAGTTCTTTCATCGGATCGTTCTCTCCGTTGGTTTTAATCTCGTACTCAATGGGTTTGCGCACGACTTCTACAGGTTCGCCGACGAACACGGCTTTGCCGTCATCATCGATGAGGTACTTCTGCTTTAGGTATCTGGTGTCATCGCGGTAGATGAAGCTGTCTGGCCACACCGTTTCTGGCCATAGCCACTTATCTTCTGTGCCACCCTCGCGAAGCTTGTCGCTGATAGCGCGTGAAATGTCGTCAAAAGAGAAGTTGGAGGCATTGGTGAAAAAGAATTTGGTCTTGTTGAGCAGTCCTTCGCGTGTGCAGTCGATACCATCAGCAAGGCGAGCAACCTCGATCTGCTGCTCATGACCTTCTGAGTTGACGAAGATGCCCACGCCTTCATCAGGTGTTCCGGCGCCAGGCTCATCGAGCAGCACCGCCACATGGTCAAACATCATGTTGGTGGCGATCTCGTTGTACTTCTTGCCCTTCGACTCGCCATTAGCGGCAATGCCGGAATACAGCAGTCCTGTGGAGATGTGGATGGGTTCTGAGTTGGTACCGGCGATCATCTCATCAAGGCGGTTAATCAGGCGCTTGCCCTTCTCGCTTGACTCGGCGTATTGGCGGTTAACGTACATATCACCCGTCACCTTCCCACCTTCGTGGCTGACGTTCTGCAGCCATGCGCCTACGTGATATTCATTCACCGCCCGGACATCGCGAGCAGACACATGCTTGCCGTCAACCTTCGGGTGGCCCAGCGGCATCGGGTTTCGCTCAAGCGTGTTGTAGGCCTTTTCGATTTCTGCTGCCGGGTACAACTTCCGGTTCATCACAATATCGTCCACGACAGGCGTGATGCCACGAACCACGATATGTGGCTTGCCGTCGATGGTTTCAGTGGTGATGTTTGAAGCGGAGTTGACGACGGTCAGCACGTTAACGCGGTTGCGTTTCATGCTGGGTCCTCGTTAGTGGATTTCAGGCAATAAAAAAGGCCGCACAAGCGGCCTATCACTAATTGATTATTTGAATTTTAACTCACTTTCAGCATCACGAACAATTGCTTCAATAATTTCTTCAATCTTAGAAGACATTGAGTCATATATTCTAAAGTCATGCTCCCCATCCTCGAAAGATCTTCTTTCAGCTTCTTTATCTGCCTCAAAAAAACTCTTTAGCAATGTCCGGGAAGCTAAACTTAACGAAATTGGTGAAAAGGCATACATTCTGAGTAGTTGTGCCTTAATTTGGTGAAACTTATCCCAATCAACATTATCTTCAGGGAAAGAGTAGTTATCGTTATTCTGTGCTATCCATTCTTTTTCATAATATAACGACGCAGCCTTGTATATCTCGTTTATCTCAAAAAGATTATCAAGAACTGAATTGTATGCTACAAACTTTTTCTCCCACCATTTTTCCCGATAAAATCGATTCAAAGCAAAGTACGCAGTAAATCCTGCCGCAACAATTCCTGTTGCGATAGGAACAATCAATGACAGAAAAAAAGTACTGACCTCAGTCGCTGTTATACTGCTCATTGCCATCCCCAAAAGATTGTTCAGATGTACTTGATAATATCATCCTGAAGATGCAATCCAACCTTTACGTTCTTTCGCCAGCTTATCTGCCAAGTCCTGATTGAAAATGCTGCCGTTGTCGTTAAGCAGCACCGGAATCTGGCTGCAATAGCAGTTATACCGGTTGCCGTTCTCAGCGTAGAAGTCCCGCACCTCTTCTGTGGTGTATACCTTGCCGTGGCGGCTGGCGTGCCAGCTGCGCGTCGTTGGCTTGAGTGCTGACAGCCACAGAAGCCCGGTATTCAGCCCCAGCCTGTCGGCAGCCCAGTCCGTTTCGTTCCATTGCGCTTGGCGCAGCGCGCCGACCTGCTCAGTCTGAGCAATGGTCTTAGCCTTCGACATCGATACGTCGAGGCGCTTACTGATGACGCTGGCCGTCTCGCGAGGGTTCACCCCGCGAGCAACCGCATCGGTAATGATGTTGGTCAGATCGCCGCGGACGGTGTCGCTGATGACCTTCCAGTCACTAAACGTTGTCAGTCTGGCGGCAGCCACCTGATTAAGGTGACCGGGGCTGCTTAAAAGCTGCTGTAGCGTCGTCTGGCTGGCGTATACCTGCGACTGCTGCGAGAGGTTGTTGAAGGCCTCCAGCGTGCCGCGCTGCGCCTCAGCGGCGACGTAATCCATCGCCCACAGGCTTTGTTCGCCGCCTTCCAGCAGGTAATCGTCGAGAATGCCCTGCACCGCTTCGAGCAGGTCGGCCAGTTCCTGCGCTGACATGTCGTAGATAAACTTGCCGGCGTTGACCTGGTAAAGCCGCACATCCTCGCCGTGGTCGTGGCACAGGAAGTGCCAGCTGTGGCTGTTAACCTCTCGCTCTCTCCCGGTCAGACGCTGGTCGAAGAGCGTTTTCAGTGCGCGCTTGATGCCGAGATACCGGTCCTCGATATCCCGGAACATCTCGCTGACCTGCTTCGCTGATCGAGTCGGGTCAACCTTACTGCGCGGAACTATCGGCAGCCCCACCTTTGCCGTCTGCTCCGGTGTCATCGGCCAGTGGATCATCGGTTGTCACCTTGTCATTCGGGTTAGGTGGTTGCTTTGGCTCAGGCAGAGGGTCGAGGCCTACAATCTCGCGAAGTTCGTTGGCCGTGAATGGCGGTTCGCCACCGTAGAAGCCTGAGGTTTTCTGAACGATATCAGCTAGTTTCGAAGCGTTCTCGATTTTCTCCTTCTCGCCAGGAGCCAGCAGGTCGGACCATGAAATGGTGACCTCTCCATTTGTCGGCGGATCGATAATGCCCAGGGTCCAGAAGCGTTCCAGCAAAGCTGTGATTCGGTCGGTCAGGAAGCCGTTGCGGCGGGTATTTCGGCGAATGGCCCAGTCTGTTTTATCCTCATCGCTCGCCAGTCGTCCGGTCTGCTGTCCAAACAGGATGGTGAAAGGTATCTGTACGGAGGCAGCCAGTTCGTTCGCGGTGACCTCCCAAGTCGGCCCCGGGTCGCCTGGAGTTACGCTCAGAACGTGCATCTGCCCGGCCTGCATCACGGCGGCTGCATCGGTGCCGCGGTTAAGCTTGTTGACCTTGTCGCCCATCGCTTCGCCGAGGTCGGCATAACCAGCTTTCTTAGCCTGATCGGCAAGCGTGGCCATGTCAGTTTCTTTGCTGAACTCGACCGCGATCTGCCGGCTGGCATTCTTCAGGAAGCCCTCAGCACCACCGCCGGAAATCTTCTCAAGGTCGAGCCCTTTGTTGTATCCGGCCTCAAGCAGCGGGATACCCGACAGAACGTTGTCATCCTCTGAACCTTCGCAGAACAGGATCACCCTGCTGGGATGCACAGGCTCACCGCGCGTCGGACCGACGAACGCCTCGTCTCCAACCGGCTGCTCGTTGAAGTTGAACATCTTCGGCTGGCCGAACGTCTCGGACTGGCGATCGTTATCCCATTCAGCAACTGTCAGCTGCGGCTCCCATACAGGGATCAGCTTAACCAGCGCTGCTTCACCGAGATTCTTCACAAGGGAAGTGTCGACTTCCTCATTCCATGACCGGTTATCTTTGATCTGCAGTAACAGCGCGGAGTAGCGGCCCACCATATTGCGGCGATCGGCATCCTTCACCTTCGGCCACCATTTCTTCATGAACCTGGCGACGTTCTTTTCCCACTGGTTGGTTTTCTTCGCCTCCTGGGACTCATCACCGTCAACGATTACCGGATAGTCCTGCCAGCATCCATCCAGAAGGCGATGCACCACTGCGAAGCCTGCGGCGTTGCGCCGGTACATGTTGTAGAAGTCATGGAAGGTAATGGTGCGCGGATAACCGAACTCCTGATAGAGCGTCGGGCGCTTGGTATTACCCCCGCCGATACCGATGGCGTTAAGGTAATTCGCTCGCCGCATCTCAGTGGCGAGATTGTTCACAGCCAGTTGAAGGCCGTTATCTTGTTCGCTCACTGGCGATGCTCCTTAGAAGAATACTGTGCCGACCTGCTTGCGGTTGTTCTTCGCCACTGCAAAGTAACGAAAGCTGTCGGCGCCGTGCGATGTGAAGTCATGAAGGGGCTTGTCTTTCCAGCAGCCGCGCTTGTCGTCCCACTCCTTGCGGTAACCTTCGAGGTGGGAGATGCCAACAGCGCACTTCTCCTCATCGAAAACGCAGGATTTGAGGATTTCACGCACCGACTCGATGCCGGTGTCGATCCCCGCTTTTGGCACAACGCGGAAGTTCATCGAATACATCCGGCCGTCAATCTCGTAGCCCTCGCGCGCCAGCTCTTTGCGAGACTTCGCATCAGCTGCAAACTCGCGGTTCTCGATGTCGTGCGGACCCCAGTGCTCACCGTACTCATAGCCGCGGTCTTTCAGCACCTTCATGTAGTGCCGAAGCCCCTCGCCAGAGTTTTCGTAGTAGTCGATGATGTGAAACTCTTCGCCGACCTCGCGAACGAACCAGATCGCCGTGGAGTCGCCCACACCAATATCCCAGAACGTGTGAACCGGTAGATGTGAGTTATCCGGAATTTGTCCGATCCGCTTGTTGGTGTAGAGCCAACGGAATTGTTTGGCGTAGTACGCGCCCTCGACCGACTGCTGGAACGCCTCGGCCGGAATGGTCGGGTATTCGCGCTTCATGTCGTCGCCGAGCGTCTTTTCTTAGGCGTAATACCAGGCCTTCTGTCGTTCACTAACGACTATGCCGTGCTTCGCCTCCATCTCAGCGAAGTACTCAAGCAGGCGCGCCGGCAGCGGTTCTACCGGGTCAATTGCGTACTGCGGATTCTTCCACCAGGAGAAGAAGAAAAACTTCCAGTCCAGAGCAGATAACGGCTTGCCCTGCAGTAGCGCTTTCTCTGCCGTCTGGCAGTAATCGAAGAAGTAACCCGCCCGGCCCTCTGCGGTACTCTCGATAGTAGCGAAGCATCCTGTCGATACCGCCTCAAATGCACCAGTGACGATTTCCCGGGCTTTATCCGGATACTTGGCGCATATCTTTCCGAACTCGGAGACGTGCAGGTAACGCAGCGTGCCGCCACGAAATGAGGTACTGACGTAGAGTGATCCGCCCTTCTTAAAGACCAGCTCACCGGCTGAGTCGTTACTCGCCGGGTTGGCTGCCTTTATCTCGGCCGGCAGCTTATCGTAGGCATATTTCACCTTTTCGCGAAACAGGCGCTTTGCGTCGTTCAGCGTGTGGGCGATCAGCGCGCACTTTGCCGACTCGAACAGAGCAGCGTCGAGCTGGATGATGCACACTTCTGTGGTGAAGCCGAGCTGGCGAGCTTTCAGGATGATGTTGCGGGTGTGAATCCCCTCGAAGTATTCCCGCTGCTCAGGCGTCATCCTGAAGCGAGTCGGCTTGCCTTCTTTGTCGGTGATCCAATAAAGATTGTTCAGCCGCCAGTCTTTATCAGCTAGCAGCTTGAGATGCTCAGGTTTCATTACGCCCCCTGAGACAAGGAATCCATCAGATCAGATATTGATTCAACGACGTGCTCTGTTTTCACTTGCTCGCGAAACGCCTGGACGTCGATATGCTTACCAATCAGCTCCAGGTTCTTCACCTTATCAGGCCACTTAATCTTCTTAAGCAGCGCGGTAGTGTTTCCCTCCGCTGCCATCTCGATGACATCCAGCCCGGAGAGCGTCGTCCTCCAGACCTTCGGCCATTGAGTTACTGGTTTTAGCTCTCCAGTCGAGGTCAGGATGTCGAGCACGTCCATCTGGTCTATCTCAACAAGGCGATTCAGGACGTATGTCGCATTTATACCAACCAGATCATTGCGCTGCTCTTTGAGTTCAGCAATTCTTGACTGTATGTCAGGTTTTGACAGGTTTTCGGATGCGGTGCGGTTAGCTGTCTTTGCGCTGTACCCCGCCCGAATAGCCGCTTGTGTGGCGTTTAAATCGATGAGGTACTCGCGACAAAACATTTCTTGCTTGTCGGTGAGTGCCATGCTTATTCCAAAATGAAAGGTTTATTTATGTCTACAGAATCTCTTCTCAATACCATGCTCGAACATGATCGGTTCCATGACCAAGATGCGATGGTGGCTGGAATAGCCCAGAGGGCTGTAAATAATGGTTACGAAAGCTTAACTCCGCGACAAAAAGCGGTACTAAAGCCGTTTCTTACCCAACCTTGCGATGGCGTAACCGACCCTGGCGGGTATCACAATGACTGCCAGCATATTCTTGAAGGTGATGATTTTGAAAGCGCCATTCAAAACGACATGTACTACGGCGGATTACTTTGCCCTTCCTGTGTGGATGAGAAGGAGGAGCATCGACGCCAATGGGATAACATTCAAAGACAATAGTTTTAATCCACCAATGATTTCCTAGCATTCAGGTAATCAAATGTCATATCGAGGAGGAGGATGAGTAGCGCGTCCTCCTCTGATATCCGAGGGCTAAGCTCACTCACTCTACGCTGCAACTCCTCAAGCACTTCGCGCGAACGTGCAACCTGCTTTCTCATATCAAGAGTCAAGGTGATAGGGCCTATTGTCTTAGGCATGATGTAGCTTCCTCTGATTCTCCCTCGACTGGCACTGGCGTGAACTGTACGCGCTTCACATCGTCAGAAGCAAAGTACAGCCACTCACCCGTCTCGGTCACCAGCGGCACAAAGCCATTAACCAGTTCAGGTTGACGTCATGACATCTTGCCCGTGAAGGTTTCGCCTGTTTGGGTGGTTAGCGTGATTTGGTAGATGTCAGGCATATCAATTTCCGGTATTGTTTTCTCTAGATTGTAAAAGGTGGATTCAATATGACCTTGAAGAATATTGGCGATGTATCATCGCAAGTGAAAAACTTTGGCGAGCCTCTAAGAAATGACACCGAGGGTTTGCTAAGAAGCCTCAAAGAACATTGGCAGAAACGTGATTATTTTCATGATTTCATTATAATTTCAGAGAAAAATTCTTCTTTGCGCATAGAAATGCCTGAATTTAAATTCTGGTGTGAATCTAAGCAGAGGTTTGTATTTTTAGACCGAGACTTGGTTTGTGAGATAGCCTTTTATACATGTAAAGAAGAAAAAGAAATCCCGATTTTCACATGTTTTTTGCGTCCTGGAGGCGAGTTGTCCTTCGATACTCCAGAGTCTGAAGAAACTTTTAACATCTACTATGCCAGAAATGTAGAACCAGCAATGATTGACAAGATTATCCAAAACGCCTCAATTAAAAAATTCATTTCATTGTAAATGATCTATATCAGGCGATCTAAAAGACCGCCTGAATTAGTTTACCTGAGGCACTGCTCTTTTATGTAGTCCTGCATTCCGCGAATCATCTTGTCAGCGGTTGCGATTCCGTCCCGGAGATCGAAATAATTCCGTTGAGCGCCTGGAGTAAGTTCGGGGGCTCCTGCATCATCCACGCCGGTGGCGGAGGTGGCTTTTGACACTCCAGGGCAGGTTGCGGCGATGCGCAGCCGTTTAGCGCCAGAATCAACATCCCGACGCAGACCATTAATGGTGTTTTGCGCATCGGCTAACTCCTTCGTGTATTTGGCATCGAGCGCTGCGACGTCGCGCTGCCTTACCTGCATATCAGCGATGGTGTCTTTCGCCAGGCTGAGCTGCTCAGTCACTTTATCGCGCTGCCTTTTGAACTCGGTAGCATTGTCGTGGTAGTGACTGACCAGCCAGCCGAGGCTGACTATCAAGCAGATCACAACGGCACTGATAATGGCGGTTAATCGGCTCATTTTTGACTCCAGAGACAAACTTCACGCTCAATCTCGCGGCGAGTTACCAGGCCTTTCCACTGCTTGCCCTTGGCGTAAGTCCAGCGGCGCAGCTGGTCGCACGCCCCTTTCTGGTCGCCCTGGTTGATTTTGCGCAGCAGCGTGGAGGTCTGGAAGTTGCCAGCACCAACGTTATAGGCGAACGAGTACAGAGCCCCGCGCATTGTCTCGGGGATCGGCTTCTGGATGTATGGGTTAATCTGGCGGGCTACGGCGTTCAGGTCTTTGCTGAGCAGCGCACGGCATTCAGCCTCGGTGTACTTCTTGTCGAGCATGATGTCTTTGCCAGTGTGGCCATAGCAGACCGTCCAGACCCCTACCACATCCTGATAGGGGGCGTATCGCACGCCTTCAAGACCATCGTTACCGGTTGGGCCAGTGATGAGCGCAGAGGCAATGGCTATGGCACCACCACCGCCGGCGATCACGCCAATCAGTTTTTTCCTCATTGATGGCGTCATGTTCACCCCTGTGTATCACTTGCGATCCGCTTCAAAGCCTCGGTAACCACTTCGGCTGAAGCCGGGCGGTCACCTCCTGGCTTTGTGGAGACATGAGCCAGATAACTGGCCAACAGCTGCGTGCGCTTTTTCTCTTCATCAAGTCGCTCTCGCTCTTCCTTGCGCTTTGCGTAATAAGTCTTGATTGTGAAGAAGGCAGAGATCAGGGCGCCAATGATGAAGACATAATCCTGCAGACTCAGGACGGAAAAGATACCAAGCAAGGCTGACCACCAGTAAGGCAGATTGTGACCATCGGTTGGATTCATACGTTGCATCTCTCACCTCCGATAATGTTCGGGGTGCTATCTGTAGTCAGTAAAAGATTCAGGGCCGTCGGGCTGATTTACCAACAAAGCGTCGAGGGTGATTCCCGCGACCCTGAAATAAAAAAAGGCCACGCTAAAGCGCAGCCCTTAAATGTCTTATGGTTTGTAGCAATGCCGTAATCAGGCGAAAAAAAAGCCCGATCAGAGGAACGGGCAGAAAGTAGGCTTACTAGGTAGTAACAAACGAAAGCGCACCTAATAGTCCGAGCTACCGATTTACCAGGAGAGCGCTCGCTTTTTCCGTTACTGCCTTTTAAACATAGATGGAGGAGCCGAAACAGCAACCCCACTACCAAATGTCTTAGTAGTACTGCGTGGTGCCGGGTGCCTCCCGGTGAGCATGTCCCAGCCGACATGGCCCGCGCTGCATTTACAGATCACTGTAAGTGACTGGTCGCCCCACCGCACAGGGGGATTCACCACACGAATAGATTAACAAGATGTTAATTTTCTGGTCAATAAGATGTAAGCAAATGATGACATGCAGTTTTCTTATTGCTGAGCTAAACCAGCAATCTGGTTCAGGGCTCTGCGCGGAGGGCTTTAACGTGTCGTGCAGCACGTCTCAACCCAAGAGCCCTGACCGGATAGCAGGCATAAAAAAGCCCAAGGCATTAACCTCGGGCTTGTATTTTTGCTCACTTTCGAGCCGTCACGTTGCTTTTAAAGACTGCCGCTGTCTAACCGCTTTTTACTGATGGCTTGCCGACCAACTTTTTCAAACTTCATGCCGCCACTTAAAGTTAAGGCAGCATATCAAAGTAGACTCAAATATGACGCATTTAATTGACTTTTGCAAGACCCTGCTGCGAAAAAGTCGCTTTTTGTTGTGATCGTGTTCTCACGGCACAGAGAAGAGAGTCGCTATCAAGCCGCTTAAAAATGGCGCACATAGTCCGCCAGTAATCAGCGTAGTTATGGCACCAGTTATCAGGTTTAACGCCACACAGGGCTGCAAGATCCTGGTGCTGGTATACATACTTACCCGCCAGCTCTGCTTTCACGTCCTGCGCTGCCAGCCATATCAGTTTCTTCAGCCGCTGCATCGTCTTGCCGGCCACTTTCTTAGCGCCGAGTTGATCACGGAATTCTTCCCATGCCCACTGTGTTATCGCTACCTGATACTCAAAGCGGATATTGTCGCTGTAGTTCCACAGCAGCCAGGCTTTCTGATGCTCTTCCAGCGACAGCAGAGCCCGGCGCCAGCTTGCCGTCGAGTACTCAACGGGCAGAACGAGAGCGATTGATGAACCTTTTGCGCGCGACTGCTGCCCGGGGATTGGCGGGCTGGATGGGTTTACCATGCGGCCTGTTACCGGATCGGCTACTTTCTTCCTTCCCCGGCTGCGCGCCGTAGCGGTGAATTGTGCGTTCTCTGCAAAAGCAACCAACTGTCCTTTCGTCGCACCGCTCAGATCCGCGGTGGCCACTATCAGCTGCTGGCGAACATACTCAAGGTACTGGGTATTCATGCTTTCTCTCCTGAAGCCTGATAGATGCGGACGAAATTCTTCAAAATTCGGTAGTCAACCAGTACGGTGCCACGGTGCCGGCATAGACGCAGCTTTTGCCAGCGGTCGCGGATGCGTTCGATAACGTCACGGCTCATGCGGCCTCCCGTTGTTTTATGAGCGCACGGCGTAGCGCGCTGTAATGGCGCCTGATGCCTTCCAGTTCTTCGATGGTGTATCGGTGAGGGGTGTTGTTGTTTTCGAGCGCCTCGACGCGCTCAGCGCCGATTTTCTCTACCAGAGCGACGCGGTACTGCTGCTGGTTCCCTGACATCTGCACGTTGCAGTGATGGCACTGCTTGTGAATGTTGTCCTCGTTGTAGCGCAGGTGAGATGCTTTACCGCGGGATCGGTAATGCCCGGCCTCCCACTGAACCGTTTCGAACGTGCCGCAGCTGATGCACGGCAGATCGTGGTCACGCTCGCGGATATAGTCGTTAATGACGCGCTGGGTCATGTCTTCCCAGTGTCGGAGAGGCTTCACTGCGGCTTTGCGTTTGCGCCAGGCTGCGCGCTCTTTCTTCGCTTTCGCCTGAGCCTGCTTATCGCGCTTCTTCTCCAGTTCCTGCATGGCAAATTCAGCGCCATGCTCAGGGCAGCACCAACGATGGTTTTCGAATGCCGGGGTGAATTTGGCCCGGCAGATTTTGCACCGGCGCTGAGTACGTTTAAGCATGTGGCCTCCTTGCTCTCAGGCGGAGCCACTTCTTATCGACCAGGCGGGCGGTGTAGTCTTTCAGGGTCGGGATGTCGGAAGGCTTAACTTCGACCTTGCGCTTGCGGCGCGCCGGCACGCGGAAGATGCCGCGCTCCATTACTTTGGCGAGAAGACATTGCATAGCCATCACCCCGCAAAGCTCAGCAGCCGACTAGCGGCGTTTTCAGCCTCAGCCGGCGAGTGGAATTTGCGACGCAGAATGTAGTTCCAGAGCACATTCAGCACTGATTTGTAGACGCCGTTAAACTGGCTGTCGTCCATGCTGGCGAAGGAGATCGACTTTGCGACACGACGACGGCTGCCGTCAGGCATCTGGTATTCGTCGTAAAAGCCAGCCTGAATGGTTGCCCACTCGCGGAAGGATTCGAAGTGTTTCAGAAGCGCCATATCGCGGGAACGAGAAATACCGACAGAGGAGAGATACATCTCCGCGGCGTTCTGGAGCGCAGCGCGCTGATCGAAGTCGGATGAGAGGAAGTCGATAAACCCGGATATGAGGGTGCGCTCAGCGGGCTCAATGAGGCCACCGGAAGGCGTCCAGTAGTGATACCCGAGAGTCAGAAGCTTGAAGAACTTCTTGTGGAATGCGTAATTCCGGGGCTTGCGGAACTCACCGCAAAGCAGTTGCCCTACTGGGATAAGTTGCAGGTATTCGCTGGTTCCCGGCTCTGCGGGAATCAGTACGTTTTGATAACTCTTCTCAAATTGCAGTGTTTGCGCCATGTGTCCCCACTTGGCGCCGGGGTAAAGTTGTCAGTTGTCCAGACTGACCAAGTAATTATCGCCCTTCCCGGGGATAAAAGCAAAATGAGCATATACGAGAAAATCGCTATTTCTTGGCGTTCTGCTCAGACATTTCCAGATAGCGCGGATCGCTTGCGCGCGGGAGTTGGATGCTCTGCTCGCGGTAGTAGCGGACGCGCTCCATGAAATACTCGCGCAGATGCTCTGGCTGCTCTCTGGCCACCACTTCGGCAACAACCGGCATGTTCAGGCGCTCTTTATAAGCGACGCCGGACGCTGCGAGGTCAACGTTGACCTTGTCCTGCTCGTCTTTCGATTTGGCTGCAACGTTCCACTGTGACATAAAAATCCCCTCTGCTGTGGAGGGGATTATATATCGCTTCCGGGTTACATGCTCAGTTTTGATGCAAATAATACCCTACCATTAGGATAATAATGTTGCACTAAGGATTCCACATTTTATCATTGAGAAAACAACTAGGGATATTAGGAGTAAAGACGTACAAAATACAAATACCAAAAACAAAAAATCTTTAATCCTGTGATAATTTGGCTCACCGCGCTTTACCCTTTCCCACTCTTCTTTTAGTACAAGATGAGAGTTTTCTGTAAGAGAATCGAATAATGAAGGTAGCGACGCTTCACCAATTTCAACATGTAAATTCAATTTACCAATTGACTCAAGTAACTTTTGCTCATTTACTGATGGGTTACCATGATTTAAATGTAAACCAATCGTGGCAATTATTTCATTTAGCTCATTAAACTTTTCAGTCCTTTCATCAGGAGTTAGTCCCGAGTCTTTTCTCAGCATTCCATAAAGTCGGAAAAGCTTCGCTATGTTACCTCTTAGTTCTTTAATCCATTCCTGCCTAAATTCTGAAATTTTATTTTCTTTTGCTATAACCATTCCAATAAAAGCAATAAATCCTGCAATTAATGCTGCAATAATAGCTCCCCATGGATTCATTTTCTACCTCTTGAAAAATTGAGTTTTAATTTTGCTATGTAGAATGAGCATAGTTATCCTTCTAACAATCAGGTAACTTATAACCAACCCATACACTATACATGTTTAATATATTATAAGCTTAATAAATTAACGCTCTATTTCGGCAATCATTTCTACCGCTTTGTTGGCTCTGACGAATTGTTGATATGCAACCGCGGCTCCCCGTCTTTCGGATCGGGCCATTCGCGTTGCTTGTTCACAACCAATTTTTCAATCATTGCCTGGGTAATCTGATCATCAGTGATATCAGCACGGCGCTGGACGTCCCACAGCAGGAACTGCATATCAGCCCACTCCGACAGGTCGCCAGGCTGTTCAGCGGCTTCCAGTGCTTCTTTGCTGAGGTGCTTCAGCGGGCCAACCGGACCGACATTACCGAATGTTGCCTGTGACCACTCTGCGTGCTCGCGGCGTACCTGCTCTCGGTCCTTTGCTGGTTGCGCTGGCGGATAATTTGCCAGCATCCAACTAATGACGTAGTCGGCCTTGAACCGCTCAACCGGAAACCCTTCATTCCAGTCACGGAAGTGATAGATAACTTTTGCCAGCTCAGGTTGAAGCGCCACCGGCTCGCTCTCAACTACCGGCTGCTGCACGTGGCGATATAGCTTCGTCCCGTATGGCATTTGCTGAATGCCGACAAGCGGTCTAATCTCTCGCTCCCCAAAGGCTTCGGGGTCGCCATAAATTGAAACCACTTCTGCCACCGGCTCGCTGTCCATTGCGGCCAGCGCCATGCGGGCGAGATAGGATGCCTCACCACACTGCACGTGATCGGTTTCAATAATTTCGAGTAACTGCTCTCTGGTTATGGTTGATTTGGTCATGGTTGACTCCAGTTATCCTCGATAGCCACACCTAAACGGTGCAGCCAGTCGGCAAGTTTGAGCATCGACTCGCGGTCGCTAAGTCCTTCCGGAAAGTCTTTCAGTTCGATAGTCGGTATGAAACGACCGAAACTATCGCGCTCTATCGTCAAATGCAGCTCTAGAACAGTCTGATGAATGCGGCTGTTATGCCGCACCAGGTAAACGGATTTGGAGTCTTTAGCTTTAGGGTCGTAGCGATACTCGGTCAGTATCATCTGGCTTCTGGTGCGATCGGTTCCTCTCCACATCACTCAGCCTCCACCTTGATGCCAGCGGCGGCAGCTGTACGCGCATAAACGATCACGCCGTCCTCGGGTCGCTTGCGCTGCAAAAAGATACCAGGGCGCGGCCACAGAGCAATAAAGCGACATTCTCTGTTTTCAAGACGGTGAAATGCCTGCTCGCTCATCACACCGACTGGTCGAAGTTGCTCCTGTTCGCGCTCCAGCTCGCCGATGCGCTTCTCGGCCGCTCTACGCTTGCGGAACTGGGCTTTGCGGCTTGCTTTGAGGTTATGCTTAGCCAGTTCAGCCATGTAGAGTTGGTGCTCAGCGTTAGCCAGCCGTTGACGAACTTCATCGTTCTCCAGTTCATCAATCCGCTGCTGCGCCTTCTCCAGCGCCTCTACCAGCGTGCCAATAACCTTTGCAGCCTGCCCGCACTCATCGACGATAGAAACGTTGGTGCCGGTATCTCGGCCATCTACCTCAAACCGCAAATCAACGTCATCGGAGTCGATATCAGCAGGCTCAAACTGCGAGATATATTCCAGGGTAAATACAGACGCTTTCGCTTTACTGACTAGTAGCGCCAGTTCGGTGATATCAGTCATCGGAGTTATCCTCGCAGCAGTAGTGAGCGCCGCCTGGGTCTGTGCTTTTGAAACCGCAGATATCACATTCAATTTCGTCATGGAGTTGCGCTTCCTCTTCGCATTCGTGACTTTCCGGAGCGTCGGCTTTGTAATAACCGCCGCACAAGGCGCAGAGAACATCAGGAACATCGTCATAGTTCGCAGTCCCGGTAATCATTTGTCGGCCCCCTCGCGCAGCATGCTGCAGAACTCAGCGGCAGCATCTGGCAATGAGCGGTAGTAAGCCTTGGCCTCAACGAATATAGAGTTTTCTTCACCGCAGTAAGCCGCGAACGCTTCCACCCCATCAGCCTTAATCCCGGCCAGGTAGGCATCGGTAGCGGGGATATCTTTCAGCGCATAACAAACATCGTCAGTGCTGCACGGATCATCCTTTCCGCAAACCTCGCAGAAGTGAACCGAATGACTATGGTCTGTAATGGCGTTCTTCAGCGCCACATTCTCCGACGCCAGCTGCTTAAACGCTTTTGCCAGCTTCAGGAACTTCTGCTCTCTGATCGACAGCTCGCCTGCGCTCTCCAGGGAGGCGATGAGCTCGTTTACTGCCTGTAATGTGATAGTCATTTTCTTACTCCCGCCAGGCACTGGTTAAAAAGGTTGGTCATTGGGTTTACGCCGCCAGGACGCTGGCGATACTGAACAGACGGATCGCTTTCGGTGACAACTGTTGTGTCAATCAGGGTGTAGCGGTAGCTCCTGCACTCCCCTTCACGCTTAACCTGGCCGTCACGGTGCATCTGCCACAGGGAGGAATTGACCACTGAAGAGTCAAGCCCGGTGCCGCGGCGGATATCCTGAAAGCTGCAGCCAGGATGCTGGCCGATGAAGTTAATAACGGCTTGTTTGCCAGAGTTCTTTTTCATGACCGCCCTCTCCCCAGTCCAAATTTCGCCCGAATTTCTGCGATTTTGTTTAACCCCTGCTCCTGACTTAATGGCCGGCCACCAAGTTTTGGAATCTGCTTAACCGGCTCTGGAATCGCTTCTCCTGCGTTTAAACGACGCACCATACGCATCAGCTCATCCTGAGCCTTGCGGCGCAGCTCAGCGTCGCTGAGGCCGTTTGCGCGCATGTCTGCGTACAGTCCAGTAACCATCCAGTAGCAGGCCTTGTGCTTCAGCGTTACCGGCGTGACGTTGTGCTCTGGCCACGGATAGGACTCAGCATCCGGGTATTGCCCGCGGGTCCGGCAGTACTGGTAAACCATATCGACCAGCTCCACTGCATCCGGCAGTCCGGCAGATACGGCTGATTCCGATTTGCACCAGGCGACAAACTGACCCGGCGATGGCATGAATGGACGATCCTGTTTGCGGGCAACGCGCATTCCGGCGTTGATTTGCTCCATGGAGACAATCCCGTTTTCCTTGAACGCCAGAAGCCACTGCCGGCGCATCTCGTTCATCTCCTCGGGTGTTTTGCTGGCCAGCGCCGGGAACACAGCGAGCAACTGGCGGAACAGTTCGTTGAAGATCTCCGCAGTCTTTGCCGCCTGGCGCTTTACTGCCTGCTCGTCCTGCATTTCAGGAAGCCCGGCAGCCACGCGCTGGAAGTTTTCTCGGTCGAAGTTGTGCATGCTTTCAGCGATTGATTTCATTCGAGCACCCCATAAATCCAGTCAGTGTTGTTCAGGTCGACTTTTGGCTTCCCGGCAACCTGAACCCCTGGCGCGCTGCGCTGCATGGTCAGCTTGTCCCACTGCTTGCGCAGCGCTTCAGGGCTCAGGATGTTGCGATGCCAGAACGAGTCTTTGCTGGCCCAGTCGTACATGGCGCAAATGTCCTGGTGGCTGCGGTTGTCGATCTGGCGCATCAGTCGAACCGTGTTTGACCAGGCGGTCATGTCAGGGGCTTTGCAGGTTGGGTTGATCATCCTGACCCTGGAGAAAATCCACTCGGCAACGCGAACGTCTTCGGCGGTTCCCCACTTGCTGCCGCTGGGTGTGTAAACCGCAGCATCAGGATGAGCAGACAAAAATTTCTTAAGGCGGACGTCAGAGGATTCGTCAGAATTCTCGGACGAAGATCTTTTAATGTTTTTATTCTTGTTATTACCTTCTTGTTCATGTTGTGCGGTTGTTTGTGCGGCTTCATGTGCGCCATCATGTGCGGGTACCACCTTCAAACCCGCGCCATTGCTGGGCTCGCCATGTGCGGAAGTATGTGCGGCTTCATGTGCGGCTTCATGTGCGGGTAAATTGTCTGTTTTTTGAGCATACTCTGCAAAATTTGTGATGGTAATCACTCTCCCTTTTTGCTTCTCACCTTCGATAGAAATCATCCCTTCGCGCACAAAAACGGCCAGCATTCTCTCCACTGAATCGCGACTAGTAGGATTCCCTTTCCGGTCGCAAAGCTGCAGCCCTAAATCGGCCGCTGTGACCACCAGTTGACCGGGCAGCAGTGACCACTCATGACCTTTGAAAGTCGCTTTGAATGGCTGACGAGCAGCATTAAGCAGCAGGTTTTCCCACAGGGTTCTGAGGTACACATCTTTTGCCCAGGACTGCTTGAGAACGCTCCGGTACAACGGGATGTAGCCAGATTTCTGGTTTTCCATCCGGTTGCTCCTGAATTGCCCCGGCGCGGCGCCGGGAAACTTGAGTATTTCTGCGGTGTTCATGCTTCACTCTCCCAGCCGGCCTCTTTCAGGAATTTGCGATAGTTGTCCAGGATGGCGCGCGCATCAGCTGGCAGCTCAATGTCAGCCTGATCAGCGATTATCTGGAGAAACTGGCGCGCCTTTGCTGCGCTAAACTGCGGCAGAGCCGCGCTGCGGGTTAATTTCGATTTACCCGATGCTCTGGCCTTATCCATCTGGCGAACAGCTACAGAGGCCGCCTGTGGGCCGTGCTCGCGGGATAAAGCAACCGCGGTTGTCGGGGATACTTCGCCAGCACGAACCATGCTGATCAGCTCTTCTCCGCAGGTCAGCAAATGCAGGTGATAGTCGACGTCGGACAGAGAACGCTTAACCTTCTTCGCGATCTCGTCCGGCTCCCACCCCTGATTTCTCAAACGCTGATATGCAGCTGCGCGTTCCAGAGCAGTGAGAGGCTTTCCCTGGTTCCGGGTAACCATAAAGGCGATCCGGTCAGCTTCGTTCCCGACGAAGTCTTTGCACTCAAGACGGATGATGTCAGCACCTGCTTTCGTCGCTTCAATGGCGCCGTAATAGCGGTGGTGGCCGTCGATAACCTTCACGCCCTTCTCGGTAACCTGGACGTCCAGCGGAGGCACCGACTCGCCGGCGATAAACGCATCGCGGAACTCAGCGACGTGATCCTGGTCGATTTCGCGGATATTCAGTCCTGGCTCGACGTACAGCTCTGACAAAGGAACGGTGTAAGTTTTGTTAACCACCGTTCCGGTGCCGTTTTTGTCTTTGTGCTTGTAAAGCTGGTAAAGTGAACTCATAATTACTCCTGTGAATTGATCCAGTTAATTCGCGTAGAAAGCCGTTAGTGTTACCGCACTGCGGCTTTCGCCCTTCTGTTCCCACTCATGCTTCAAAGTCACCTTTCTCTCCCGGCCTGTTAGAAATCAGGATGGCCAGCAGTAGCGACATGTTCGGCAGCAGACTTTCCCGCCAGCGACTCACCGTCGACTTATTCACTCCGGCCACTTTGGCTATAGTTGTGGTCCCCAGTTCAGCTATCTGGCTGTGTAACCAGCTTTCTATCCTGCGAGCCTCCACTTTGTTGCGTGTCGTTGAACTCTCCATTTGTGATACTTCCTCTGGTGTTGTTTGGAATGGCCGCCAGTCAGGCGGCTTTAGGCTTGCTGACTTCCCGGATCTGCGCAGCAGTAAACTGGCCGCCAGAAGCGAGAGCGATTTTTTCTGCGTAATTGGTCTCGTCGGTGTAGTCCGTTCTCGGCAGGCTTCCGTTGGCAATCCACTTGTAAATTGCGCGCGGAGAGCAACCACAGGCTTTAGCTACAACAGGAACGCGAATCTTTTTGATGATTTCGCCAAGACTGTTAGGTGCCATGTTTAACCCTCAATAATGAACTGTAAGTACATATTAAGTCGGAACTGATAGTTCACGCAAGTGATATTATGATTGAACATATGGTTCACGAAGAAAGAGCGCGAAAAGAATTTTCTCTGAGGCTAGCGCTGGCCTGCGATAAAGCTGGATTGATGCCACACGGTCGCCAGGCTGAGATCGCCAAGAGAATGAAGTTGACACCGAAGGCCGTGAGCAAATGGTTTAATGGGGAGTCAATACCAAGGAGGGGGACGCTACAGGCTTTAGCGTCCCATATAGGCACGTCTGCATCCTACCTACTTGGCGATGCTGACGATGATGGTATTGAACCAGGATCGGCAACCAATCGAAAAGACATCTTTAGGATTGACCTCTTGGATATCGCCGTCAGCGCTGGTCCAGGGGTGATAAACCAAGAGTTCGTTGAGATACTCCGTTCAGTTGAGTATGCGCCAGCTGAGGCTAACCATATGTTTGATGGGCGCAAAGCTGAGAACATCAGGATTATCAACGTCCGCGGCGACAGTATGTCAGGTACGATTGAGCCGGGAGATCTGTTGTTCGTCGACGTCAGCGTAAGGAAGTTTGACGGTGATGGAATTTACGCCTTCCTGTACGACGACACTGCACATGTTAAGCGCCTGCAAAAGATGAAGGACAAGCTGCTGGTTATATCTGACAACAAGAGCTATGCCCCTTGGGAACCGATCGAGAAAGATGAGATGAATCGGGTGTTCGTGTTCGGCAAGGTGATCGGCAGCATGCCGCAGACGTACAGGAAGCACGGGTAAAGCCTTAGCACGCAGAGGAAGCATGTCTGATCTGATTATCCCAATACTCATTACTTTGCTGATTATCGGACTGGTTGGGATCGTGCTCAGGCTAGATAAGATTTTCTTCAAGCGAAGGGATGAGCGGGATGACTTTGAATAAGCCAGACCGGTAATTGCAAACTGCAGCATAACTTTTGATCCGGCCACCGCGCCGGATTTTTACTGCCCTACTCTTCCCTCAGCATCAGCACGTCCAGTGCCAGCTCCACTGCCAAACAACCCCTACCAAAAACAAAACATAAAATAATTATACTTTAAGTTCATTGACTTACATTGAAATGAACTATTACCAAATCAAAAATGTACTTTTGGTACTTTACATTGATGAACCATTAGTACATTATCATCTCATCCAAACAACACCGGCAACGCCGGGGTGAAGTCAAAACGTCCCGTTAGCCGCGATAAGGCAAAGGTGAAGAGATGATCCGCGAAGAAGACAAGCCTGCATGGCGTAATTTTTGGTTAAAGGTCGTTCCGTTTTTGGTTGCTGTTATCGCAGTTAGCTATCCGTGCTGGGGTGGAAAATGAGCAAACAAGGCATTCGTTCACTGATTTACTGCCTGCTGATCTGCGGCGTTATCTGGGCAGCGTTGATTATCAAAATTCTGCACGCTACGGGGGTGTTCAATGGTTAGTCATCATTACGGGACACAGACCGTTAACCGCGGCGCTGTTCTTCCTGGGATGCTCGTTAAGCATCGGGAAAGCACCTGGACAGCATCAGCAAATAAACGCGGCCGCCTGTACCTGCATCGCGGGATTGAGCGGACTTACACAACCGACTTGCTGGTTGAAGTTTATCTGAACGGGTTGGGACAAGGTCTCAGCCGGTAATCGAAACGAAGAATTTAACTGAGCTATCTGGCAGCCATTACGGTGCCGGGCGTTTCACAACCAAATTTCAGGAGCGAGCTATGAACGCATACCGCGCATACGACGCTATCGAAGAGCGTAAGTGGGCTGAACAAACGCTGTCCGAAGAGAAGGAAAAGTGGATTGAAGATCGGGCAAAAGAGGTCTTTGACAGCCTTCCAGAGGATCCATACGCGGCACTACGCCAGTCTGTATCGTCCAAGGCGTTTCCATATGAAGGCCTCCGTAGCGATAAGGCTGGCGAGGTATACAACGACTTGCGCACAGCAATAGCTTACGCCCAGGCGGAATACGACTGGGATCACCGCACAGGCTGCCCGTTTTAAGGATACATGAAATGTCTGAATCTAAAACTCACTACCGAAAAGCTTTTGACTCTCCCTATCTGAGCAGTGCCGACATCGTTGAACCTACGGTGCTGACGATCGCCCGGGCAACATTAGAAAGCGACAAAACCAAAAAAACTAAAGACGTTTTTAACACCGCTTATTTTGAGGAGCGCGAGTTACGCCTTGGCGAAAAGCTTAAGCCAATGATCCTGAATGCCACCAACAGCAAGATGCTGAAAAGCATTACCGGATCGCCATTCCTTGAGGATTGGGTAGGCGTGAAAGTCACTGTTTACGTCGATAAAAATGTCAGGTTCGGAAAGGAATCGGTTGAAGGTCTCCGCTTAAGCCCAGCGCGCGTTTCAAAACCTGTGCTTTCGCCGGAAAAAACGCAAGCATGGAATAACGCTAAGGCCGCCTTCAAGCGCGATGGCAACCTGGATGCAGTGCTGGCGAGAATGGACATTTCTCCAGAGCATCGCCGCCAACTGGAACAGGAGTGCTCAGCATGATCTGGCATGACGTCGAGCAAAACGGGGAAGAGTGGGATGCTCTTCGCCTGGGGAAGGCTACCGCTTCAAACTTCGGCTTGATTATGGCTAACGATGGCAAGGCGTTTGGTGAGCCAGCCAAGCGTTATGCGCTTCAGTTAGCTCTTGAGCAGATTAAAGGGTGCAAGTCTGAGTTTGGCTTCACAAACGACCATATGGAGCGCGGCCACGAACAGGAGCCAATCGCTCGCATGCTGTACGAAGAGATGAACTTCGTCGACGTGGATAACGGCGGTTTCTTTGATCACGAAACGTATGGGGATAGTCCAGACGGACTCGTTGGCCGGGACGGGTTGGTTGAGATTAAGTCGGTAATTGCCGCCACTCACTACGCCACCCTCACCCGCGGCGCCTTCGATCCGGCATATAGATGGCAACTAATCGGCCACCTTGATTGCTCTGGCCGGGATTGGGTTGACTTCATCAGCTACTGCTCTGACTTCCCTGACGGGAAGCAACTCATTGTTTATCGCCTGACGGCCGCTGAGTGTCAATCAGAGATAGGCCGCCTTCGCGCGAGAAGGAATGAGTTCCTCTCCCTTGTGGCAGAGACTAAGCGAATGATACTGGAGCTCGAATGAAACATTACCGCGACGCCATAACCGTAGGAAAAGTGAAGTGTCTGTACTCCGTTCTCCATCGTGGCTGGCTAATGCCATCTGGTGAAGTGGTAAGAAACCCGTTAAAGGCTCAGAGGCTGGCTGAAGAGCTGGACACGAAAAGAGGTGCGCAATGACTGATTATGGCGGATCGAAAACTCCAAAAAATGAACGTGACTACTGGCAAACGCCGATTGAAATTTTCAACGCGCTCGACCGCGAGTTTGGCTTCTGGCTGGATGCTGCAGCCTCTGAAAGTAATGCGCTATGCGCTCACTATCTCACTGAGCTGGATGACTCGCTGAACAGCGAATGGGTGTCATACGGCGCGATATGGTGTAACCCGCCCTATTCCGATATTGGGCCGTGGGTAGAAAAGGCTGCTGAGCAATCCCGGGCGCAGTCTCAGGCCGTAGTGATGTTGTTACCGGCTGACATTTCTACCGGCTGGTTTATTTCAGCCATGCAATCAGCTGATGAACTCAGGCTCATAACTGGCGGCCGTGTTCAGTTTGTTCCGGCATCTGTTACAGGAAAGCGCCAGAGCAACCCTAAAGGCTCGCTCCTGTTTATCTGGCGCCCGTACATCACCCCGCGACACATCATTACGTCCGTATCGCTGGCTGAGTTAAAGCGGATCGGGAATCTGGAGGCGACATGAGCAAAGGTACTGTTATCTGCCTCTGTGATTTAACAGGGAAAATGGCTGAGCCATGGGTCGAAGCAGGTTATCGCGCCGTCCTGGTGGACCCGCAGCACCTTGAAACTTCGATCGACGGTCCTGTTGAGCGCATATCGGAAACCATCCTTGAGGCTATGCCGCGGCTTTCTCAAATTATTCGCACCGAGAACATCGTTATGGTTATTGGTTTTCCTCCGTGCACTCATGTTGCGGTATCGGGCTCCCGTTGGTTCGAGGCTAAACGAGCCAAAGACCCACATTTCCAGGCCAAGGCCGCACTGGTCGCTGAGCAATGCCGCATGATTGGAATGGTGACAGGTTGCCCGTGGGCATTCGAAAACCCGGTGAGTGTGTTCAGCAGCATCTTTGGCTCGGCCGATTACACATTCCATCCGTACCAGTTCACCGGGCTGTGCGGGGATGACAACTACACGAAGCAGACATGCCTCTGGACGGGTAACGGCTTCAAGGCGCCGGCAGAGAATATGCACCCGATGGTTGAAGCGGCTATCGACGCCGTGAAGCTAGCCTGCGGCCGCATGATGCCGAAGAAAAAGGCGATCGAAGCCATATCCGGAACGTCCTTTGCCGGGTTGGTGACTGACTGGTATCCGGACAACCGAATTCACGAATGTCCGCCCAGCGACGAGCGCGCCAACATTCGCAGCGCAACGCCTCTTGGATTTGCAAAGGCGGTTTTCCTTTCGAATGCACCCCATCTCAACAAGAAGCGGGAGGCAGCATGACGCCAGAAGAAAAAGAAAACGCTCTCCGCGCCCAGGCTCGTCGCTGCGCAGAAGAGATAACCAAAGCGATGAGCGTAAAGCCTAAACCGAAGTGGAACGCTGTATGCCCCCCCCATCCTTCGCAAGCACTACGAGAAGGTAAAGCCGATGGGTGTCAGCCTGGTGAAATTTGTCAGTGTTATTGGCCGCATGAATGGGCGGTATGGAGTGGAGTCATGAAAGAACGCGGAATGATTTTTAACGCTGAGATGGTGCGCGCCATTCTCGACGGCCGAAAGACGCAGACACGGCGGATTATGAAACCTCAACCAGAACCATGCCCCCGGGGTGGACACTGGTGGCCAAGCAACGTGTTCAAAAAAATGCTTCATGTCGAAGATGAAATGCAGAACGGCAAAGGTGGCTGGGGTGGGCTTGTTGGAGATGCTTGCCCGTTCGGAGACGTCGGCGATCGCATCTGGGTAAGAGAGGCGTTTGCAAGCGGTTTATCCACAAAATCTACGCTTGCCTACCGAGCAACTCACAAACGTGAAGATTTGGAGGATGGCTTTTACGACACCATCAAGTGGACGCCATCAATCCACATGCCGCGCTGGGCCAGCCGCATTCTGCTGGAAATCACCGACGTGCGGGTTGAACGACTGAAGAGTATCAGTGACGGCGATGCGATACGCGAAGGGTGCAGTATCGCCGACATGAAAAGTGGCGACTGTGTAGCTGATGTGTTCGCGCGCCTGTGGGCGTCAATCTACGGTGCTGAAAGTTGGAACGCCAACCCCTGGGTTTGGGTTATCGAGTTCAAGCGCGTTGAAGGCGGTGCAGCATGAGCGCAGAAATCATCGATCAGGCCAACGAGCTGGCAGAGCGCCGGCTGGAAATGACCATCCAGAACATGCGCATCAACCATAACGCTGTTTCAGCTACTCACTGCCGCGACTGCGGGGAAGAGATACCAGAGCGGCGCCGGGAACTGGTGGCGGGTTGTCAGCGCTGCGCTGACTGTCAGGAAGAAGAGGAATTACGCGGTAAGCATCGGAGGTGATATGACATCTGACAAACCGATAACAGCACAGCAGGCCGCCGATTTGCTCATCGTGTCGGCGCGCGTGATCTACCGCCTGATTGAGTCTGGGGAGCTCGCCGGCCGCAAGGTCGGCAACAAGTACAGAACGACCGAAGCAGCTTGTATTGCATATTTGAAAACCCCGCGCGATCCTGTCATCGCGAACGCGGGTGAACATAAAGGAGAAGTTTTATGTCAATCACCCTCAGGGGCGGCGTGTGGCACTGTCATTTCTTTACGCCGTCAGGAAAAAGAGTTAGGCGATCTCTTGGCACGGGGGACAAAAAGCAGGCTCAGGAGCTCCACGACAAGCTGAAGGCGGAAGCGTGGCGGGTTGACCAGATCGGCGACCTGCCCGTCAGAACCTTCGAAGAGTGCTGCATCCGGTGGCTGCGGGAAAAGGACCATAAGCGATCGCTGGATGATGACAAAACCAAAATTGAGTTTTGGCTGCAGCATTTTTCCGGCCGTGATGTCTCGAAGATAACGGCGGAGGAAGTTCATGAAGCCGTTAACGGGATGATCAACCGTAAACACCTGCAGGTGTGGGAGAGTAAGCGTGATGCCGCGCTGAGGAAGGGTAAGCCTGTTCCGGAGTACAAACCACGGCAGGTTTCGCAGGCGACGAAGGCGCAACACCTTTCCTTCATTCGATCCCTTCTCAGGGCCGCGGCGAATGACTGGGGCTGGATAAAAACAGCTCCTGTTATCAAAACCCGCAAGCCGATCAGTAAGCGGATACGGTGGCTGACCAGAGAAGAAGCTGAGCGGTTGATCGAGTGCATGCCGGAGAGCATTAAGCCAGTGGTGATATTTGCACTGGCAACCGGCCTGCGCCGCTCAAACATCATCGGGCTTGAGTGGCAGCAGGTCGATATGCAGAGAAAGGTTGCATGGGTAAATCCGGAGAACGCAAAAGCGGGCAAGGCGATTGGCGTAGCTCTGAATGATACCGCATGCAGGGTATTAAGGGATCAGATAGGGAAGCATTCCCGGTGGGTGTTCGTTCACACGACGGCAAAGCATCGCCCTGATGGAACGCTGACGCCCGCGGTTAGAAAAATGCGGGTGGATGACAATAACGCCTGGCGCGCCGGGTTGAAAAAAGCGGGGATCGAGGATTTCCGTTTTCACGACCTCCGGCACACCTGGGCGAGCTGGCTGATCCAGTCCGGCGTCCCGCTTTCTGTTTTACAGGAAATGGGAGGATGGGAGAGCATCGAGATGGTGCGCCGTTATGCTCACCTGGCACCGAACCACCTGACCGAACACGCACGGAAAATTGACGCCATTTTTGGCGCTAGCGACACAAATACGACACAAGGAGGAAATCAGGCTGGTTTAAAACTGGCGTAAGTTGTTGTTTCTTAATGGCACGCCCTACAGGATTCGAACCTGTGACCTACGGCTTAGAAGGCCGTTGCTCTATCCAGCTGAGCTAAGGGCGCCCTGAGAAGCGAGTGCTTCGCGGAGTGAAACGCGTGGAATTATACGGTCCACGTCGGTTGAGTCAATCCATTTTGCCAGGAAACTGCGGGCTTATACGACGCTGGCGAAATATCCCCCACCAACTGTACAAGAAGCATACCGCTGGGGCTCATGCGCGCGTAAATCGACTCAGTGGCCAGGCGCAACGCACCAATAACCATGTAATAACCATGGTCATAACAGGCTAAATTAGCCTCAGACAGGATAAAACAGCAAACGAGGACTGACAGCGAGGCTCGCTTCTGACAAAATATCCTCATCCCCCTTTCGTAAAGATACAGATGGAATCCTCTCTCTGATGGCAGCAAAAATTATTGACGGTAAAACGATTGCGCAGCAGGTACGCTCTGAGGTTGCGGAAAAAGTGAAGGCTCGCGTTGCGGCCGGAAAACGCGCCCCTGGGCTGGCCGTGGTGCTGGTCGGCAGCAACCCGGCCTCGCAGATTTATGTCGGCAGCAAGCGCAAAGCATGTGAAGAAGTGGGCTTCGTCTCCCGCTCTTACGATCTCCCGGAAACCACCAGCGAAGCCGAGCTGCTGGAGCTTATCGACACTCTGAATGCCGATAAGACCATCGACGGTATTCTGGTTCAGCTGCCCCTGCCGGCAGGGATCGATAACGTCAAAGTTCTCGAGCGCATCGCGCCGGATAAAGACGTCGACGGCTTCCATCCTTACAACGTTGGCCGCCTGTGCCAGCGCGCGCCGCGCCTGCGTCCGTGCACTCCGCGCGGTATCGTGACCTTGCTGGAACGCTACAATATCGACACCTACGGCCTCAATGCGGTGGTCATTGGCGCCTCCAATATCGTCGGTCGCCCGATGAGTATGGAGCTGCTGCTGGCCGGCTGCACCACCACCGTCACCCACCGCTTTACCAAAAACCTGCGCCATCATGTCGAAAACGCCGACCTGCTGATCGTCGCGGTGGGCAAACCGGGCTTTATTCCTGGCGAGTGGATTAAAGAAGGGGCGATTGTGGTCGATGTCGGCATCAACCGTCTGGAAAGCGGCAAAGTGGTCGGCGACGTGGTGTATGAAGATGCCGCCGAACGCGCGTCCTACATCACCCCGGTTCCCGGCGGCGTTGGCCCGATGACTGTCGCTACCCTGATTCAGAACACGCTGCAGGCGTGCGAAGAGTATCACGACGTTGAGGAGGCCTGA